GCAAGGCTTGCGGCCAGTATTATCACCTTCCGAAACATTACCAAACGCCGTAAATGTGGGGGAAACACAAATGCAATATAAAGGCTATGAGTTCGAAGAAGTCGACGTGTCCGAGTGGATGAAGTACGACGCAGATAAGCAGGCCGCTTACAATGAATGGCTGCAATCCATCACGTTTGGCGACGCCACCAGGCCAGCCGGACGGAGCCAGGAAGCCTCGAAGCCGGAAGGTACATTCACTGGCAATCGTTCGTCCGAGATCCGGCGCATGTTCCTGGATGGCGGGCGGCGTATCCAGATGACGGCTGAGGAGTTCGTGGAGAAGTTCGGCGTTAATCCGGTCGACAACCATTTCCGCAGGCCGTTGCTGAAACTACTGGAGCCGGGCGAAGTGTTGCGCGTGAGCCTGGGAGCGGGGTTAATCTCCGTCTTTACCGAGTTCGACGGAAAGGCCGGATCTCACCTGGAGGCCGAAGCGTACAGAAAACAGGGCGCTATCTCTGAACGGGAAAGGATTAAGGGTTTAGTGTCCGCTCTTGCCGTAGACTTCGCCGGACACGCCCTGACAGGGATTTACAAGGCGAACTTGTTCGCGGCTATCGATCTTGGGTTGACCGCCAGCGATATAAGCCAGGAGGCAACCACCACGAAATAGCACTTTTTGTTAAAACCCGGTCAGGGAGATCGGGTATTATCTCTTCATCGACAACGAACCGAGGAAAGCGAAATGATTACTCTGATAACCTGGGAACACGAAAACAGCAAGCCAGAAGTGCGCGAGTTCGAGACCGTGGCGGCTTGCTACAACCTGGCGGCAAACGGTGGCTTTTACAAGGCGCAGATCGTTAACGAGTTCGGGGTTGTTGATTATGAATTTTAAGGCGAGCGATGTAAAACCTGGCACGGTCTATGGATCGCGCCTCAATAACCGCCTTTGGCGCTGGGACGGCGAAACTATATGGACTAAAGGCGAGGGCGATGTTATTTGGCATGAATGCGGCTGGCCTCACCCCACAATGAGCCGACTTGATATAGCTTATTATCTTTCGGTTGGCGATATGCACGAGGTGGAAAGATAGCACTTTTTGCTAAAACGCCGATGGCGAGATCCGGTATTATTTACCCATCGACAACGAACTGAGGTGATGAAGATGGATAAGGTTATCAAGATGAGCGAAGTTAAGCCTGGCATGATGGTCAAGTTTGCTGGCAAGTTTCGCCTGGTTCTCGCAGCAGATCGCAAGGCGAACATTCTCACTATTCGCGTTAATGGAAAGGCCCAACTCTTCGCGCCGCAGTCCGATATTGAAGTTGAAGTTCGTATCAAGTAAGCAACCTGGAGATGAAGGTGAGCAGGAAGAATCCATATTCAACCAGCAACTACCATAACGAACACGTCATGCGCTGGCACTGGCAGAAACTAAAAGAGCGCTACCTTGCACGCCAGGGCAAATAATCGCAATAGCGCCGCTTCGGTGGCGCTATATTCCCACCAGCAACACGGCTCACGCCAGGAGGATTGGCAATGCCACGATTTTCAGCAACAACCAAACTTCGCACCTTCGCCGGGATGCCGATCCCATACTCATCAACCAAAGCCGTCCAGGGCAGCGAGCACGGCGTATATTTCCACTGGCAGGGCAAGTGGCGCTTCACCGTCATTCGCGGCTTTTACGTGACCTGCGATCGCGTGGATATTGCCGACCATTCCGGCGGGAACCAGATTCACGAGTTCAAAAAGCACGAATAGCACTTTTTGCTAAAACTCGATCGGGGTGGCTTGCTATAGTTACCCCATCGAAACGAATCACGGAGAAACACAATGAAATCTTGCGAATATGTCAACACACTTAATGGCCTGATCTACTGGCTGGAAGATGGCGCAGTGATGATGCGCAAGGATGGCGCAAACATCGCCCGTCAATCCAACATGACGGCAGAAACCTTCTTCGAGATGGTCGGTAACGATATGATGAAGCTGATCGAGGTGGAGTCGAGGGATAAGGGCATGACCATGCTTCAGTTTACAGAATTCCTGTCGAGAATCGACAAAAGCGCCACGACCGCAACCGCACAGACGGCCATCCAGGGCGGAGCCACCCACATTGCCATCGACGGTAACGGTGACGTCTTCGCATTCAAGATGCGCCCGCGCCACTACCCGCCGAAAGATGATGACGCAAATGATTACCTGGGCGAATGGCTTCGCGGTTCGGAGCAGTACGGCCACATTGCGCGAACAGTCTGCTTCCTGGGCAACACTGGCCGCGAGCATACAAACTGGCGTGAACTCTGCTACCGGATTCCGCGCCAATAGCACTTTTTGCTAAAACCCGATCGGGGTAATGCGTTATTATTACCCCATCGAAACAGAGGAGCAAAAACATGATTGGCAACCACAACAACGAACTGAACGCAGCAGCCCACCGTCGCGCAGTCGAGCAGAACTTCAACGCGCTTAAAGTAGCCTGCGATGAGATGAAAGCACTGCTTGAACTGCCGTCATGGGATCCCCAACTCGAAGACTACTATGACGGCCTCCGCGTCAAGCGTGACGATATCATCAACCGCCTGCGCCTGGCTGGAATGTTCCTGTAAGGAGAACGTAATGATTCACGAAGTTAAATCCGGCGAGCAAGTAGTGGCCACCATCACGCAGCGCCACGTTGTAGCCTTCCAGATTAACATCCCTGGCACGTTCGATATGCAGTCGCTTGACGTGCCAGTTTGGGCCAACACGGTTGCCATTGATGCCGACGGCTCGATTTGGGCCTATGAGTCGACCGTTGAGAATGTTCTCCTACTGAGCTACTCGCCTGATTCATGGGTGGATAAGGGGCCTGGCGGAAACAAAATGGTTCAGGTTGGCGAAATGGCTCGCTTCCCTGATTGGGAAAAATCGAAGATTGACCTTCGCGGCCTGAAATAGCACGCATTGCTAAACGCCCGGTCAGAGGAGCGGGCATAATTATCACGAAGTCGATTAACGACCAAATTATGCAAGGAGACAGGATAATGCAGCAATTCAAATCTCGCGGCAAGGTATACAACCTGCCAGATACTGCCACTCACGCCGCACCTGGTGTATGCGTCGGCCTGTACTTTATGGACGGCGGCAAGTGGTTCTTTATTGGCGACCTTGTGACGGATGACGTTAAGCCTTTGCTTTGCGGCAAGCATCGCGGATTCTTCGATCATGATATCGTGGAACTGAAACCGAAGCGCAATCCTTTCGCTTTCTGGAACAAAATCAAAGGTGCGATCTTTAAATGAACCAATTCGAATTCCTGGCGCGGGCGCACCGTGCGCTTGCAATGTACGCCTTCAGCAAGAACATGAAGATCATCAGTGTTGGGGTTGAGTTCAACAATATCAGCATTTCCGGCTATGTTGGCGGCTCGCTACATGTAACAAAATTCAGCTTTCCGTCGCTGGCCAGCCTGGAGCGTGAGGCGTTCGGTTTCTGAATAGCACTTTTTGCTAAACGCCCGACCAGGAGATCGGGCATAATGGCCACATACCAAACAACGGAGATTTACCATGAAGCAGATCGTCAAAAACGCAGTAGTCGCCATCGTCGGAACCAACTTCGAAGGCAAGAAAAGCCGCATTCACCTTTTGCACGTTGGCAATGATGGCAAAATGCGCGGAGCTTTCTATTACGGCGAGCGAGGGGAGCACCTTCACAGTGAATTGCATTCCGTCCTCCCGCTAACCACTTTCAACGAGTGGCGAACCCATCGGGAATGGCAGCCGGAATACCATTACGAGGGGTTGATTGTTGAGTCGTTCGTTGCTGACCCGACAAAACTTACCGCCCGCGACTATAAGCGCATGGCACGCAAGGCGCACAAACTAATGAAACGCACGCCAGAAGATCACGTATGGCATATCTTCGCAAATCAGCTTTGAGGTGGGTTGATGATACGTTTATCAGACTTCGATCGCCACTGCTTAACCGGGCAGTTTGGCGAAAAGCCAGTAATGTGCAAGATCTCGAAGGTAAAAGGCGACCCCATCGAGCAAGTCAGCACGCTTAGAGTCCTGGCTATGCGCAACCGACTTTACATCCAGGCGCGCGGCGGACTGTTCGCAAAGCAGGTTCATTTTGCGTATGGGACAGGGTTCTACACTGGCGGCGACGGGGTTAACCCATCACCGAAAATGGTTAGACTGCGCGAGATAATCGAACACGGTTACGTTTGGACTAGCGGGATCTACTAATGGAAACGGTAAAAGTAATTTGCACGCACGTCGGCTATTCGCCGCTATCAACCTATTTCACCCCTGGCCGCGAGTATGACGCCAGGTTCGGCCCCGGCCTTGATGAAGTGTGGATTTTGCAGGACGACCAGGAAACCACGGAGGACGAAGAATTCTGGCCAGCCTGCCGTATGCCGGACGAAAAGATCGCCATGTACGCCAATAGGCCATATGAAAACAACGTTTTATTTGAGGTGAAAGTATGAAAGTAAGCAAAAAGAAACTCGCGCTGTATTGGGCCTTCTTCCTGGTCGGCCTGGTACTGCATGACCACGTAGGCTGGCAGGCGATCGGCATGATTTGCATCATCATTGGGGTATGCCGCCTGTCTGAGATTAACGGGTTCCGCCGTGGGTATCGGGCAGCGTTCAGCGGCGAAAAAGAATAGCACTTTTTGTTAAAACTGCCGTAACGTCATTTGATAAAGTGGCGTTACTGAAGTGAACAATCCAATCAGGAGCAACGCAATGAACGACAATTTAATCGCACTGCTGGAAGAACTGAATTCCTACGGCTGCGCATACATCGAGCTTTCGAGCGAGCAGGTTATTGAAGTCGCAATCGACGATGACGCCGGGTTTACCAGATTAAGGGTGGCGGCAGGGGCCGAAGAGGAATTCGAGGACTGCGGCATCCGTGAAGTAACCAACCTTCTTGAATCCAACCAGGTGAAGGAGATCCGCTAATGAACACCGTCAAACTTATGGTTGTCAATGCGGCCCGCGAACGTGAGCGCCACCTTATCGGCTGCGTATTCGATGCCGTCGAGGTGCACGAACCACTTGGCACTGTGCACGTAATCCAGGGAGGATACCTGAACGAATTCATCGTCAACCCGCTGGACACCGACGAAGATTTGACCATCCGTGTTGGCGGCGAGCCGGAAAACGCGCTTTTCCACCTGCGGAAAGTATCGAAGGCGTCGCAGCGCAAGTTGCTGGTTCGCGCACTGAAGCGCATAGCGAAGCAGCGCGGATACACCGACGCATACATCCGCAAGTTCGGCACGTTCGCTGGCGTAGGCGATTGGGCGCGGTCATGGGCCGACTTTTACTTCAACAAATCCGGCGAATTCTGTGCCGCGCATACGGACTGGCTGCATGGAACCGAACACGATCCCGTTAACGGCCACGAGTGGTACGAATTCATTGAGGCGGAATTAGACGCGCTTTAATGGCACGAATTGCTAAAACGAACGTCCGGGGATGGTGCATACTATCCCCACACTAACAAGAGATGGAGCCTAACCATGAACACCACACAAATCATACACCTGATCCCGTCCGACAACTTCACCAAAGACGACGACCCGCTGTTAGCCGCCGTTATTCGCGCCGGGATCGATTGGGCGCTGAGTGATGCCTCGTGCGAATCATTCATGCGTGAACCATTCTCACGAATCGCGGAGCTTGAAAAGCAAGTTGCGTTCCTGACTGGTGAACTTCAGGCGGCTATCGCCACGATCGAGAAGGTTCGGGAAATCATGCGCACCGAACCTGGCTATGACGTTGAAGATCACGCGCGAGTTTTGCGCATGATGGCCGATGCTTTCGCAAAGCTCCAGCAATAGCACGAACCACAAACACGAACCGGGGGTTGCTGCATGGCAACCCCATCAAAGATAAGGAAAAACATCATGATTTACGCAATTATTGCCCTGGTGGTTCTTGTTCTGTCCCTGTATGCGTGCGGCTGTTTCCTCATGCGGGCCTTCCTGAAATCTGCGGATTCTACCGACAAGGAAGATCTTTATCCTGTGCTTTGCTGGCCCTGGATTACACTTTCCGCCGTTGGCAGCGTGATCATTTCCCGCAATTTTAAGTGGTGAGATGGCGCTTGGGTTCCAAAAATTGATGCCCGCCAAATAGCACGAATTGCTAAAACCGATCAGGGGTAAGCTGGTATAGTTACCCCATCGAAACGAAACGGAGTTACAGCAATGAAAATCAAAATCACCAAAATCGACACGCTCAACGGCGACGGCTCAATTACACTGGAAGAATGCGGCCTCAAAATCGGCGACGTTCTTGAGGTCGACGGCCACTTCAATGATGGCTCATACTGCGTAATTGCCCCGCGCAATAGCGAGTTTATCCAGGCTGGTGACAATATCAGCGTGAGCGAAGACGAATGCGAGGTTGTGGAAGAATGAGCAACAAAATTTGGGTACTGACCTACACTATCGGAACCAACGAGGGGCGCAAGTCGCACCGCCTCATCTGCGACACCAAAGAGCAGGCGATTATGCAGCAAACCGTTCTTGGTGGCGATCTTGTCGAATATTTCCGCAAGCCTGAAGCGTTTAAGGTGAACTGGCCGGAAGGCATGGATATCAACGGCGCGTTAGCGAGCCTGCGTGAGATGCAGCACAACCCGAAGACGTGGAGCGACTTTCAATGCCTGCGGGCGGAGCCGGAAGTGAAGGCCGACCTGTTCACCAACATTCGGGCGCAGCACGCGGAGTGGTCGGATCGCCAGTTCGGTAACGTCGGGCCAGTCGGGCCGCTCAAGCACCTGGCGAAAGAGGCTATCGAGGCCGCCGAAGCGCCGGATGACATTAGCGAGTTCGCCGATATCATCATGTTGGTATGGGACGCAACACGCCGCGCCGGATTCAGCGATGAGCAGTTGGCTGAAGCGGTGGCGGAAAAGCTGGAACGGAACAAGCGTCGTGCGTGGGGCGAGGTCAAAGATGGCGAACCTTGCCACCACGTGAAAAATTAACGAAATCGAATACCGTTTAAAGCGCCTGTAAGCCATTATGGCGGGCGCAAATTTAAGGAGTGCGATTGTATGCCTGAATACTCAAAAGTCGAAGATATGCCGATTGGCGCAACGATTACGGGTATCTGTATGAGTGAGTCGGTCGACGCCATCAAGCCGCTGGCGTTCCCGGTTACGCAGGTGGAGACGGACAGCAGAAAAGGGTTCATCTTCATCTACAAAAATTTCAATAGTCCGCTGCGTGTTGAAGTGTTCATTGCTCGCGGAACCTGGGTGGAGTGGGAGAAGGCCAAATGTTCGGACTGAATGAAGCGCAGTACAACGCCGTGAAGCGCATAGCAAAGCAGATGGTCGCAGAAACAAAAGACGCCATCAAGAAGGACAAGAAGACCTACGATCAGGTCGCCGCGAAGATGATCGATAAACATTGGGCGCAAATCAACACGCTGGTTACTCGCGGCCAGTTTATATGGATAGCTGGCTACCTGGAAGGTCGATTCGGTCGCAGGGATGGCGAGTATGAATAAAAAACAGCCAAACGATTCAGCGACCTATTGACGCAATCGCGCTGACCGGGTAACGTGAACCACGTAGACACAAGAGGCGGTAAACATCCGCAAGTCTCGCCCCGCTTAGGGGCATTTACAAAGGGGTTATGATGCAGTACAAAATCATACTCACGGCAAGAAAAATGGGCGGCTTTTGCAAGTCCTGCATTCAAGAGTTTAGCATGACGATTGAAGCGAACGACACCGCCGACGCGGTGGAGAAAGCAAAAAAGCAATCCGGCGTCAATCTGGATACGCATAAAATAAACATCAACTACATAAGGGAAGTCAATCAATGTTAACTCTGATTATTGCTTTTTTAATGCTGTTCATAGGCTATCACGTTGGCGCGGCTCATCTTGTCGAGCGCCTTTCAAAGCGGGTACATGAAGGCACTTTTGCTGCCATGTTCTACAACAAGAAAACAGCACGTTGGGAAAAAGTTGGCGACCCGGAAGGTGTCGCAAAACGAATAGCCTTTTCGCCGCTTCCGTATGTTGACTGCGAGCCTTTCGTGAAACTCCAGAAGACGCTGAATCGGCGAAACAAACTGATATGACAAAAGAACCCGCTTCGGCGGGTTTTTTTATGCCCGCGATCTGATATACTCGCAAATCAACACAGAAGGAGGGTTACAAATGTCTGAAGAACGTAGAAAGCGCGTAACGAAATCGCACTTTGCAGGTAACTTCAAAGCGCTGTATGAAAAAGAATTCGGCGTTGTGCTGGGGCGCACGGCAGAGATGACGCCGGAACAATTTTTTGATATCGCAAAGCGTTACTTCCAGTGGGCAGAAGAGAACGCAATCAAGGCGGCGGAGACGGCGACGTTTCAGGGCGACGTTAACGAGTGGGGAGTGAACAAGCCGCGCATTTTCACGCTCACAGGGTTAAGCCTGTTTTGCGGCGTGAACCAGTCAACGCTTGGGCGCTATCGTCACGATCCCAACTATGCTCCCGTCATGGAGTTCATCGACTCCGTGATCTATGAGCAGAAATTTCAGCTTGCTGCCGTCGGCATGATTAACGCTTCTTTCGTCGGTAAAGAGATGGGGATCGATAAGCCGCCAGTGCTGAACATCGACGCTATCGCCGGGGATAAGAACGAGATCACCGAAGAGAAGTTAGAGAAGGCAGTGACCAATATTCTTGACAAGCTGTAAGGGTCATATATGAACGAAATGATCATTTGGGAAGACCTGTCGCCAGCCGATAAGGTGGCAATTAAGGCACTGAGTACGCGAAACTTTTCGCTATTCCTGAAAATCTGGTTCCAGATCATTCAGGGCGAAAAGCTAATGTGGAACTGGCATCACTCCTACTTTTGCCACACGGTTGATGAAATTATCGCCGGGAAGCGCAAGAGCACGATCGTTAACGTTGCGCCAGGCTCCACAAAGACGGAGGTGTTTTCAATCCACCTCGCGCCGTATGCGTATCTCAAGTGCCGGAAGGTTCGAAACCTTCAGATCTCGCAGGGTGACGCCCTGTCAAAAGGCAACTCGGATCGCGTGATTAAGATCTTCTCATCAAGCGAGTGGCAGGAGCTATGGCCATCAAAGTTCGGGCGCAAGCAGATCGATGAATTTCAGGTCATGGACGATAACGACCGCGTAAGGCTTGAAATGGTCTCCCGTTCGTCCGGCGGCCAAATCGTCGGTAAGCGTGGCGGGTACATGACGCCGGGATTCAGCGGCCTTATCGCGCTGGATGATATCGACAAACCCGATGACATGTTCTCGAAGGTGAAGCGTGAAAAAAACCACGTACTACTGAAGAACACCATTCGATCCCGTCGAGCGAAGAAGAAGAAGGGCGACGAAACGCCGATCCTGTCTGTACAGCAGAGATTGCACGCGCAGGATGCCACCTGGTTCATGATGAGCGGAGGGATGGCCATCGACTTCGATCGCATTGTTATTCCGGCGATGGTTACGCGGGAATATGGCGAATCACTCCCTGACTGGTTGCGACCTGAGTTCGAGCGCGATGTACTTTCCGGCCCGTCGGTGGTCATTGATGGCGTGGAATACTGGTCGTTTTGGGAGGAGAACGAATCGATCGAGAACCTTGTTGCGCTACGCGATGCCGATCTTTACACGTTCCTTTCGCAGTATCAGCAGGAGCCAATCGCCCTGGGTGGCAACGTGTTCAAGTCGGAATGGTGGCGCTATTACGGAGACAGCGACAAGGCGCACGAGCCGCGCCCGGACAAGTTCGAATATACGTTCATCACGGCGGACACCGCGCAGAAGGTCAAGGAGCTAAACGACTACTCTGTAATGTGCTATTGGGGCAAGTACCGGGATCGCGTCTACTTCATTGACGGAATTCGCGGAAAATGGGAAGCGCCAGATCTCCGCGTTCAGGCCGAAGCATTCATCAAGCAGTGCTGGCGTCGAAACAAGGAGTGCGGAAACCTTCGCCGGATCTACATCGAAGACAAGGCGAGCGGTACGGGTCTAATCCAGGATTTAACGAAGGCGGTAAACGGCATGGGCGAGATCGTCCCGGTGCAGCGCGATAAAGATAAGGTCACTCGCGCTATGGATGCTCAACCAATCATCAAGGGTGGGCGTGTCGTGTTGCCGGACAATCACCCGTTCATTGCAGAGCTTGAGGCGGAGATGAGCGCGTTTACATATGACGATTCTCATCCACACGATGACATTTGCGACAACGTGTTTGACGCCGCAAACCTGGAAATGAACCTGAGCGATGATCCGGTGGAGCGAATGAAACGCCTTGCGGGATTGAAAAAGCTGGGTCGCTAATACATAATGTGGGCCTGACGGCCCACACTTAAACAAGGTTGAAATATGAATAACATTAAGATGGACGACTATAATCAAATCTTTAATGGTGGCGCTGGCTATGCGTCAACCCTCGCGTCTATCGCGGCAAGATTTGGAACAATGTCGCAGGTTGAAGAGTTCTATCATGAAAACGGCATGGCGAAGAAAATCGTTGACGTGATCCCTGAAGAGATGGTCGCTCCCGGCTTCCAGCTAAACGGAATTTCAGATAACACCAAGTTTCAATCGGAATGGGACGGGTTAAATCTGGAGCCGCAAATCACCGATGCTCTTTGCTGGGCGCGGCTGTATGGTGGCTCCTACGTCCTGGCGATGGTTAACGATGGTCGCGCGTTGACTTCGGCAGCGAAGCGGGGTAAGCCGCTCGAATCGATCGTTGTTTACGACCATGATTCCGTTTCCGTCGCAGAGGAGGAAACCAGCCCACGAAGCCCACGATTCGGAAAGCCTAAAATGTACGAGGTGAAGCCGCTAAACGGCGGGCAACCGTTCAAGGTGCATTATACCCGTATGCACTACATCGACGGCGAGCGAGTAACCAACAAGGTGCGAAAGCTAAATAATGGCGCTGGCGGTTCGGTGCTGAACAAGTCGATCATTGAAGCGATTCTTGACTACGACTATTCGGAATATCTGGCAACGCAGCTACTGAAACGCAAGCAGCAGGGCGTTTGGAAGGCGAAAGGCCTGGCGCTAATCTGCGACGACAAGGAAGGCGAGTACGCCGCCCGGTTGCGCATGGCGCAGGTTGATGCTAATTCCGGCGTCGGAAACACGATCGGCATTGATGCGGACGACGAAGAGTACACCGTTATCAACTCCGATATTTCAGGCATCCCGGAATTCCTTTCCGCGAAAATGGATCGGATTGTCGCCCTGTCAGGCATTCACGAGATCGTGCTAAAAAACAAAAACACTGGTGGCGTAAGCGCAAGCCAGAACACGGCGCTACAGACGTTCTATAAACTGGTTGACCGCAAGCGCAATGACGATTACAAGCCGCTGTTAGAATTCCTGTTACAGTTCATCGTAACGGAGGAGGAATACAGCGTCGAGTTCGAACCGCTGTCACTGCCTACCGATGCGGAGAAAGCGGATATCTTCCAGAAGAACGCCAACGCGGCTCGCGGCCTCGTTACTGACCAGGTTATTGACGCCAACGAAGCGCGTGATACTCTGTCGGCGTTGATTCCAGAACTGAAGCTAAAAGGCAACGCGCCGGAACAGAAAAAACTCCCCGATCGCGCCAATGGTTCAGGCAGCACGCAAAGCGCAGAGATCTTAAACAACACGGAGGCGGATGATGAAAGTTAACGGCAGAATCCCAAACTGGCGTTATCCTGAAGCAAGCGAGCGGGATTTATCCCGCTCCATGCAGGACGCGGTGACAGAACTCGTGGTAGAGATGCGGGATCGTTTAGATCGTCTGAAATTTGACGCCACGGCGGAGGAAATCAGCCAGGCGGAAGACGATATCAGCGAATCGGCCATCGTGTTCTTTTCCGCCGTAATTGCGGCGCTTTCCTCCATTGGGTTGACTATCTATAGATTCAATTCGAAACAGTGGCTTGCAATTGCGATCGCGGCTGGCGGGCGGAACAACGAATCAGTTATGCGCCTTAAAGAATTCGGCGCTGGCGGGTATGAAGACTGGTATCAGGAAGCGCTGAGGAAGTGGGAAGATGCCGCCGAAGCGTCAATCAGGAAGCTAGCAAGCGATATCGTTGCTGACTGGACAACGAAAGTTAGAACCGCCAACAACATTGGCAAATCTCGCAAGCAGATCGATGAAATAATCGAAGGTCGATACGCTATCTATGGTAGTTGGTCGCGCAACCGGGCAAGCGGAATCATCGGAACTTTTAACAGTATGTTGATGATGCAGCGCCTAAAAGATGCTAAAGTATCGCATTACTTTTGGTTCGGGATGATGGACGACCGCGAGCGCGAGAGCCATATCAAGCTAGAAGGTAAGCGACGCCCTGTTAATGGTGACGGCATTTTCCCCGGCGAAGAGTACGGTTGCAGGTGCTGGGCGGTTCCAGATTTTAACAATGTAGAGGTATCATGATGAAAAGAGTTCAAAGGTTCGACACGGTAAAGATGAAGGCCCGATTCGATGAGAACGGCTTTCTGGTTGACACTCCGATCGTGGCGCGTATCGGTGCGCAGACGTACCAGACGCCAACCGGGCCGCGAGTCGAGTTCCGCCCGCGTTCGGAGGTGTTTGATGCTGAATCGCTGGCTTCATACCAGGGTAAGCCGATCACTTTGGGTCACAAGATGGTGAATGCGCAGAACGCAAAAGGCCTGGTAGTTGGCTCGTGCTCCGGCGCTGGCAAAGAAGAGGGGATTGGTGTTCTTGTTCCGGTGATGATTTACGACGGCGAGTCAATCGAGCAAGCCAAAAAGCGCGTAGCGGCTGAGTTATCCGTGGGCTACACTTCGGTCGATATCGATCGCAAAGGCTGGGGTAATAACGCAACTGGCGAATATTATTTCGATGAAGACCTTCCGGAAAACTTCGAGGAGATGAAAAACGATTCCGTCTCTGATTGGGTTCGCTTTGATGCGGTGCAAACGAAGATTCGCGTGAATCACGTCGCGCTTGTTTTCCGTGGTCGTGCCGGGATTGCGAAATTAAATCTTGATAGCGAACAAGAATTCCCCTATGATGACGACTCAAACCACAAAGGAGCTAAAACAATGATCATTAAAATTGACGGCGTAGATGTTGAAGTGGCCGATAACGTAGGCGCTTACATTGCCAAACTAGACGCGCAAGTTGCATCGGCAACCAGTCAGGTAACGAGCATTACCGCAGAACGTGACGCACTTCAGGCCAAAGTTGATGGCATTGAAGATGAAGTTGCCGCCCGCGTTGCCAAAATTAAAGCCGACGAAGACGCAAAACAGAAAGTTATCGCGGTGGTTTCTGCCGCTGGCGTCAAGTGCGACGGCCTGGATGTTAAGGCGATGAAGGTTGCTTACATCAAAGAGGTAGATGGTCGTGATTTGTCTGATAAAGAAGATTCGTACATCGACGCTTCTTTTGACTTTATCGCCAACTCTGATAAGATGGCTGGCAATCGCTCCAAAGTCTTCGGCAAAAAAGAAGATGGCGAGCAAAAAGACAAAGGCGGCTTACCAAAACTTGACGGCACCGAAATCATCGATCCGCAGGCAAAATTCCGCCGCTAATAATTTGCGGCCTTCGGGCCGCTACCAGACCAAATAAACAGGAGATTCAAAATGGCACAGATTCCAGCTTCTTATTCCCGCAAGCGTGATATTGCCGTAGCGGGGCAGATCGCTGATACGTCGCTTTATAATATCGACGGCACTTGTGTTGCTGAAGGTGATATCAAAGCTGGCGTACTGGTGGCTTCCACTGGCGCAGTTTCCAATGGCCACAAGGTCGTTAAACCAGCAACCGCAGCGAGCGACGTCATTGTAGGCATCGCGCAGTTCTCGCAAGCCTACTCACCTGAAGGCAAGTATGACGATGAGAGCGCGGTTAACGTTATGACTCATGGCCGCATTTGGGCGATCGCAGACGCCACTGTTACAGAAGCAGATTGCGCGTTCGGTTCTTTCGTTACCTTTACCGCAACTGGCACCGTAGCGAAGGGTGATGCCGGGGTTATCAAAACTGGCTACAAACACACTGGCGAATACACCAAAAACGCAGATGGCACTGTTCTGGTGAAAGTTCAGGTGCTTCAGGGCGCGGTGGCTCCGGCGGCTGCGGCTGGCGGCGGCGCTGGTGCATAATAAATGGTGGGGCTTAGGCCACATTTTTGCACCAGAAAAAAACCTTTGACGGCTTAACGATTCGTGATATTCTTCATTTCGTTAAGCCAAATACACAAACAGGAGTTTTCAGATGACTATGAAATTAGATGCATTCGAACAGAGTGCAATTAAGGTCGCAATGCAGGGCATGGGCGTCGATGCAGCAAAACTGGATGCTTACGGTATCTGGACTGTTAAGCAGATGACTCAATTACTGAATCGCCAGTATGAGCAGGCATACCCGCAGACCAGCGCACTTGAGCTTTTCCCGGTAACTACCGAGATCTCGCCGACCGCCCGCCGCTTTGAGTGGCTCGAATTCGATGGCGTAACTTCTGCGAAAATTATCGCCGATTACACCGACGACCTGCCGACCGTTGAAGCGATGGCGAAAGAGAAGTCAGGGAAAGTTTTCCGCCTGGGTAACGCGTGGTTTATTTCCATCGACGAAATTAAAACTGGCGCGGCGCTGGGTTCCAGCCTGAGCGATCGCAAGGCAACTCTGGCCCGCGAAGGCCATGAGACGCTCGTTAATGATCTGGTGTTCAAGGGCTCCGCTCCCCACGGCATCGTGAGCGTTTTCGACCATCCGAACATTAACCGCATGACCGCCAGCGCGGCTTGGGGCGATGACGCAGCAGCGGCTGAAAAGGCATTCGAAGATCTGGAAGACCTGCTAAACATGATCGAAGAAACTACGCTGGGCCGCCATCACGCGACCAACATCGTGATTCCTCCGTCTAAGCGTCGTCTTCTGACGAAAAAGATGCCGGACACTAGCGGCGACTCTTATCTGACCTGGTTCACCAAGAACCACCCGAACATCACCATTACGGCGATGGCGGAGCTGGAAGATATTGACGGCGCAGGCACCAAAGGCGTGCTGGCATACGAAAAAGACCCAATGAACATGAGCATCGAGATCCCTGAGCGGTTCAACATGCTGCCGATGCAGCCGAAAGACCTGCATTTCAAAGTTCCTTGCACCTCCAAATGCACTGGTCTCATCGTGTACCGCCCGCTGACTATTGCGATTCTCACCGGGATTTAATCAAAAAGCGCCTTCGGGCGCTTTTTTATTGCATTGCATTATACAATGTGCTTTAATTTGAAACCTAAAGTAAACCAATGGAGCATTAACAATGGCCAGTAAAAAAGAAACCGTAGAAACCGTCGAAACCGTAGAAACCACCAGTGCCGAACAGGCGTCGCAGGTTGTTCAACTACAAAACGTTGGTGCATGTGCAATTCGCTATAAAGGCAAAAATTACGTCTATGAGCAGGTTTTTGAAGTGCCGGAAGACGAAATCGACCGCTTCCGCCACGAAATCTTCAAAGGCCGCGTCGAGTTCTACGACAATCCGAAACGCACGCGCGAATACATCGCAGCAGTGAAGGCGAAAGCGAAAGAGATCGTGCAGCCTAAAAGCGCGGAATAACAAAAACCAACAAAGGGCGCTTCGGCGTCCTTTTTCATATCAGGAGATCGACCATGAATTACACGATTCAAGATGTGATCGACAAGATGCGCAGCCTTGCACCTCCGCTTAAAGAAGTTCCAGATGAACTGCTGTCTGCGTGGGTTGTGCTTGCCGAGGAGTTCGTTTGCAAATCAAGGTTCGGGGATTCCATTGTTACAGCGATCGCACTTATGACCATGCACCTAATGTTTTTGGATGGCGCAATGAAGCAAGAAGGCGAAAGCCTGGAATCTTACACGCAGCGAGTGGCATCATTCACCCTGACCGGGGAGTTTTCCCAAACCTTCGATCGCGTATCGGCGTCAAGCGACAACGAAATGCTTTCTACGCCGTGGGGCAAAATGTACTGGCGTATGCTCAAAATGCGCGGCGGTGGCTTCGGCCTGCTTACCGCTGGCAACGTTCGGCGCTGCGTGGTTGGGAGGTAATAGCAATGAACTACAAAGCAATTCAGGCACGAGCAAGCGCGGGCATTAAGTTCTTCAGCGACGCTGACGGCGTGTTCAACAAGTACACGAAAGGCGCTGGCGGCGGAATCGATCCGGAAACCGGGGAAGATATCATTCCTGGAGAGGTGGTAACGACAATCAAGGGCGCGATCAGGGATGTAAATGACCGTGACATTAACGGAGAAACCATCCTCGCTGGCGATAAGCGCGGGTTTTTCACTCATGATGTGCCAATCATGGAGGGTGACGAAATCGAAGTTGACGGCGAGCGCTACCGCGTGGTTAATGCCCGTCCGGTAAAACCAACGGGAACCGTTGTCGCCTACCGTCCAGTTTTACGCAGGGTGGCGACTTATGGCTAATTATACGATCCGGGAGTTCACAGGGGCTATTGATGCATGGTGTAAGGCCGCTGGTGATGCGCTGGAGGACGCTGTAAGGTTTACGTGTGAAGATATTCACCGCGACCTTGTAATGCGTTCTCCGGTGGATACAGGGCGCTTCCGTGGTAACTGGCAAATCACCTTTAACCGCGCCCCGCTTTACGCGATTAACGCATACGACCAAACGGGCGAGAAGACAATCCAGAACGGTAAAGCCAACATTGCACTATTCGCAAAAGGGGCCGGGATCACTTCGATCTGGTTCAGTAACATGCTAATCTATGCGAACGCGCTGGAATACGGCCATTCAAAGCAGGCTCCTAACGGCGTTATGGGCGTCGTTGCAATCCGGCTGGGCGTTTATGTAACTGAAGCAATCAAGCGAGCGAGGGCGAAAAATGCATTATGATATGGCGTTAAAATGCAAGGCGGCAGTGGCTAAATTTGCCGCCGAGAACGGGTTGATGGTAGCGGGGGATAACGTTGACTTTATCCCACCGAGGGGCGGGGAAACCTACCTTAAAGCCTCCTACGTCGAGGCGGATTCAAGAACGGTTGACCTGTCAAGGAAATGCCGAGTCTATCTGGCGATGGTTCAGATTGACGTTATCTTTAAGCCTGGGATCGGAACCGACCGCGCGAGGATTATCGCCCAACGCGTTGCAAAATCCTTCCCTGAAGGAAAGATTGTTGATCGTGACGGTAAGTTATATGTGAGCGAGTGGGCGGAGGTACACGGCGTGCAGAAGCATGAGGCTGGTTGGTTCTTTCCGGTTCGGTTCACAGTAAGATGCGACCGGGTGGAGGAGAACGGCTATCCATCAACATGACGGGCCTTAGAGGTGCTTATAATTTCTTGCCAGCCTGGAAATATATAGGCATAATGGCGTTGTTAAACTTTCATCAAAACAGGAGTATTCAACATGCATTTACCAAACGGTGCAAAGGTCTTCTTTGAGAAGGCTCGCGGTGCGGAGGTTCCGTTTACCGCAATGACCAACGACGCGAAAAACCCAAAAATCACAGTGGCGGACGGCAAGCTGAAGGTGAAAGATATTGTGATCTTCACCGATTGCACCTGGGGCGACTTCGTTAACAAGGTGGCTCGCGTAAAAGCAGTGACAGCAGGCGTGGCAACGCTGGAAGAGTTCGACACCTCCGACACGAACAAGTATCCCGGCGGCGCGGCCACTGGTAACGTTGTCGTGATCACTGATTGGGTCGAATTGCCTTGCATTCAGGATTTAGGCAAAGACGGCAACGAACAGCAGTTCTATAACTATCAGTGCTTGGGCGATGAGCGCGAACAATCCGAACCTACTTACAAGTCGGCGGTGACGCTTAACTACACGTTTGCGCACGATTACAGTAACGCGATCTACCCGATTTTGCGTGCAGCCGACGCCAGTAAGCAGGTGAAAGCGATGTACATGTATATCCCGCGAGCTTCCGAGGTTCGTTACTGGTCTGGAGTTGCATCTTTCGATGACATTCCATCCACTGCTATTAACGAGATGGAAACCGTAACGCTTAACGTTGCGCTTAAAGGTGCGCACGTCTTCCTTCCGGTTGTCGCGTAATTAAATGGCGGGGCTTGTGCCTCGCCTTTTTTTGTGCATAATAGCGAATAACACAAACCAATCAGGAGTTAACAAAATGGCTAAATTCAAAATTCAAATCGGCGGCAATCTCCCTTCTTTCAAGCTGCCTGTAACCTTCACTTGCCCCGACGGCAAAGAAGCAACCATCACCATGACCGTAAAACACCGCTCCACCGATGAGATGAAAGACTTCTATGAGAGCGAAGATAAAGCGCCAAAGGGTAACGCCGAGTTTATCCGCTTCATGGCTGAAGGTTGGGATCTGGATGACGAATTCAGCGATGAAAACATTTCCTGGCTTTGCGCTCACTTCCCGGCGTTCGTCATGGCACTGCCACAAACTTACATGGCCGCGCTTGCGGGCCACCGTGCAAAAGTTTAAGGCGGGCTGTTTATCTCACGCTTCAGCCTGAGCTAACCGATCGCCAGCTTGCGGAGTACGGGTTAAGGCGATCGGACTATGAAGCAGATCTTGAAACGATATATTTTGATGAGCAGACCGCCCAAAGCTGGCAGCTATTCCAGGCCATGCAAACGCAATGGCGAATCGGGATGAATGGCCCGACGGGGCTTGACTATAATACGTTGCCTATGCTGTTCGAATTGTATAAAATCGACAATCGAGAAGCGGCATTACTTGACTTGCAGATCCTAGAGGGTGAATACCTGAAGGAGATTTACAAGAAATCAAAATAAGCGCCTACGGGCGCTTTTTTCATATGGGGGCTAAACATGGCTGATAAAGTAGCTGGGTTGACGTTTGTCGTTGACGTTTCGCAGGTTGACAAAGCGGTACGATCACTCGCAGAACTGAAAAACCAAAGCCAGCAAACGGGCGCTGGCCTACAGTCACTTGCGGACGCTGAAAGGCGGGCCACGGCGCAGACCGAGGAAATGAACCGCGCGTTGCAGCGCCAGAAGCAAGAGACAGATAAATCAAAAACCAGCTTTAGCAGGATCGCAAGCGCCATCGATCCCACGATCTCAAAAATGGCCAACTTGCGCAAAGCTACAGAAGAACTTGATAAGGCATGGGCTTTGGGGCTTGTTCCGGATAAGGAATTTTTCCGCCTGGGCGCTATCATCGAATCTACTACCAACCAACTCCGGCGGCAGCAGGCGGCGCTAACAGAAGAAGGTCGCGCAGCAATCGCAGAGGCGGAGGCAAAGCAGAAGGCGGCAAACGCCGGGCGTGATTTTGTCGCCAGCCTGAAACAGCAGGCTGACTCCATCGGGAAAACACGCGCCGAACTGCTGGAAATGAAGGCGGCGCAATTGGGTGTATCTGCGGAAGCGGCCCCGTTCATTAACGCGCTGAAACAGCAAGAGCAGGCATTAAAGAAACAGCAAAACGCTATGGGCCTTGCTGGCATTTCTGCCGGGCAATATAAAATGGCCATGCGCCAGTTACCGATGCAGATCACTGACATTGTAACGTCGCTTGCTTCAGGTATGCCAATCTGGCTGGTTGCGGTGCAGCAGGGCGGGCAAATCAAGGATAGCTTCGGCGGCTTGAGCAATACGTTTAAGGTGTTGTTGAGCTACATCAACCCGCTAACGGTTGGTGCTGCGTCGTTGGGTATCGCGCTGGCAGCAATCGCTAAAGCTGGTTATGACTCCTGGAAAGCGCAACGAGAACTGGCGAATGCGCTGGTGCTGACTGGTGGCTATGCTGCGACAACCACCGGGCAGATCACAGCCTTAACCGAAGAGATTAACAAAAACTCATCGGCCACGATTGGCAGCATTCAGGAAATCGCAACATCGCTCGCAAGTTCTGGTAAGTACACCATCAACCAGATTAAGCAGATCACGAAGACTACGGCGGAATGGTCGGCGCAGACTGGTGAAAGCGAGAAGACGATCACAGGGTATTTTGATGCCATCGTAAAAGACCCTGTTAAGGGGCTTGCCGATCTGAATGAGCAGTTTAATTTCCTGAAGGAAGGGCAGCTAACCTACATCGAATCTTTGCGTAAAACCAAAGGCGAGACGGCAGCAGCAGATGCGGCGACAAAACTGTTTGCTGATACGATGGACAAGCGCCTTAAAGATATCGCGGACAGCGCAACGCCGCTCGAAACGATGTGGACGGATATCAAAAAATGGGCCGCTGACTCATGGAAATGGGTAGGCGATCACACGGTCGGGGCGCTAAACCTTATCGTTGATACGGTTTCCGCGATCATTAACACGATCAGAAAATTGATTGCCGATGGCGACGCCATGATCGCGCAGTTCATCGTTGACGCTGGCCGACAGCTACAGAAAATTCCCGGCATGGGAGACTTCGGGAATGACTTTCTGGCGCAGCAGGAACAGTTAATCAAGGACTCGAAAGCCAAATCCGCAGAGCTTGCAAAAACCATCGCGGAGCAGCAAGCAAGGATCGCTAAAGGAGAGATGGGGTACATTGACGCCGCGAAGGATAAAACCCTTTCCGGTGGGTACAGCAGCAAAACGAAGGATCGCGTAAATCAGGAAGAAAAAGATATCCTGAAAAACCGCAACGCCAGGAAGCAGCAGGTAGACGCGGGCGTTAAAATTGATGAGCAGTACCAGGCTGAACTGCTATCGCTACAGGCGCAGCTAAAGGTTTTGCAGCAGCATAAAGGGCTTGACGACAAGATCAGCCAGCAGCGCAAAGACTACTTCGAGACGGTCGCCAAATTCCAGGTTTTGGAAGAGGCAAGCCAGAAGCGAAAACTGACCCAAAGCGAACAGCAGATGCTGGCGAACAAAAAGAATATCCTGTACATGGCGGAACAAAAGGCCATCGTGGGAGATCAGATTGTTCAGCAGCAGCGACTGAACGCCTTGCTTGACAAGTCTACCAAGTATCAAAACCAGATGGCGGAGAAAACCAAAGCGCTACAGGATACCGCCGGAATGGGTAGCAAGGAGCAGGAGAGATACCGTGCCAATGCGCAGATGGCGGCTGACTGGAAAAACAGCGGCGGATCTTTAAGTGACCCTGGATTTAAAGCGATGCAGGCCGCAAGCGATAAATTCTACGCACAACAAGATGCGCAAATGATGAACTGGAAGGCCGGGTTCACTCATGCGTGGGCTGATATTGGCGACGAAGTTAATGACGTATACACCAACATCGGGGATATTACTAAAAACGCATTTAACGGCATGGCGAGCGTGCTGACTGATTTTGTTATGACTGGTAAGGCCAGCTTTAGCGACTTCGCAAGAAGCGTTATCGGTGACATTACCAACATGCTTATCAAGATGGCGCTGTTTAACTCGCTTTCTGCCGCGTTTGGTGGCGGCGGTACGTTCAGCTTCGCCAACATGTTCAGCAAGGGATTTTCCGGCGGTGGTTACACTGGCGACGGCGGGAAGTATGAGCCAAAAGGCGTTGTTCACGGCGGGGAATTCGTATTCACCAAAGAGGCGACGCAAAGGTTAGGCCCGGAAAACCTGTACCGACTCATGCGCGGCTATGCAAGTGGCGGCCTGGTTGGCGGTAACGCAAGTTCAGGTTCTGGAATCACCAACGGCGGCAATGTTGCGGCGTCGGCTGCGATGGTGTTCACTATCGGTGACATTAACATTACGATGGGTTCCGGTCAGGATAGTAAGGGCATGGAGCAAGGCGTGAGGCAGATCGTGAACGATATGTTCACCGAGGCTTTGAGCCAAAACGGGCGCATTGCGAAGTTCGTCAATGAGAAAACGAGGAGTTAGTAGTGGATTCCTTTAAATGGTGTACACAAATTCAAGGAGGGGCGGCAAAGGTCGCCATCTCCAACAACATTCGATCGATTGTTTTCGGAAACGGCTACATCCAAACGGCATCGAGCGGAATTAACACAAAGCGCAGGACGGTTCCGATCGTTTATGGCGGTTCAGATTGGGAGGAGGTTTATAACTTCTGTCAGGATCACGTAACAAAGCCTTTTGTGTGGAAGGCACCGGATGGAAGAATGGGCGTATTCGTCGTAACTGCCGACTCCGTTAACCTTGCGCCGCAGGGTGGCGGGGTGTTTGAGGTAACGGCTGAATTCGCCGAACGCTTCACTTCAGCCGGATAATCAAAAAGCGCCCTTTACGGGTGCTTTTTTTTGTCCTATGATCTGGAGTCAATTAGAGGAGGGCTTACGATGACAGCCAATGTTTCAAAAGAGTTTGCGAACTGCTTACAAAAACTTTTCCCCGGCGAGATCCTAACGCTGATCGATATCGACGCCACAAAGTTCGGCGGGCAGGTCTACCGATTCCATAACGAGAACGTCGCCTATACAACCGAGGAGCTTTTGGCAGCGGTTAACGGCGGGACACTTCAGCCAAAGATGATCACGTTTCGCGGCGAGCAGTACGGCCCGCGCCCGTTCGGCCTGGGCGGGATCGCAATGTCGAGCGATGGCACAGTGGAAAAGCCAACGCTGACGGTTAGCAATATCGATGCGCAAGCGAGTGCTCTTATTCGCGCCTACAACGGCCTCATGCAAGCCAAAGTTACGGTATGGGTTTTGGTCAAGGAATTGCTACAAAACGACGGTAGCGTTAAAGAGGGCGATTTTAGGCGATTTGTCTACTACATCGAGCGCCCAAAACAGGTCGACCCGCAAAAGGCAACGTTCGAATTAACATCCGTGTTTGATATGGATGGATTAATGATCCCGGCACGCCTAACGCAAACCGTTTGTTATTGGGCGCAGCGTGGCTGGTACAAGTCTGGCAAAGGCTGCGACTACAACGGGCAGAACGGATACTTCGACAAGTTAGGGAACAGGGTTGACGATCCGTCGCGGGATGTTTGCGGTGGCCTGGTGTCTTCTTGCAGGCTTCGTTTTGGTAATGAACCGTTGAGTTTCGGCGGTTGTGCGACAGCAACTTTAAAGAGTGGTAGCTAATATGTTGACTCCGAAAATTAAAATGCAGATCATGCAGCACGCGAAGGAAGTCTACCCGCACGAATGCGCCGGGCTGGTAACGCAAAAATCACGCGTGCAGAAATATCACCGACTAGACAACGTTTCTCCAGATCCTGAGAACGAATCAATGCCGGATGAAACGCAGTATGCGATGGCGGCAATGGATGGCGAGCCGATCGCCTTCGTTCATTCGCATACTGGCGACGGGGCAACCACAATTCCGAGCGCCACAGATTTATGCTTCTGTGATGAGTCTGGCTTGTCGTGGGTTATCGTCTCCATCCCGGAAGGTGATATGCGAATCATTGAGCCGAAACGCCGTCCGCTGATTGGTCGCCCCTGGGCTTTGGGTGCTTATGATTGCTATGGCCTTATTATGGATTTTCATAAGCGCCACGGCGTCACGCTAAAAGATCGGCGGGTTCCGTTCGAATGGTGGAAGCCGGAATACAAAGAGAATCTTTACCAGGACTACTGGCAAGAGGACGGGTTCATTGAAAACACTGGCGAGCCTGAAGTTGGCGATATGATCATTTTTCAGCTTCAGGCGGAGAAGTGGAATCACGCTGGGATTTACGTTGGAAATAACAACATCCTTCATCACGCATATGGTAAGCTGTCTCGCCGGGATATCTATTCTGGATGGTACGAGCAGCACAAGGTTTTAATTTGCAGGCATAAGGAGCTAAAACATGGCATCACATACAAAGACGATTAAACTATCTGGCTCCCTGGGTCGTCGGTTCGGTGTCTTCCACAAACTTGCGGTTGATTCAGTCGCTGAATGTATCCGGGCGCTGTCTTACCAGGTTGAAGGGTTTAAGCCGTTCATGCAGAGCAAAGTTGGTTCAAACATGCGCTTCGGCATCATCGCGGACGGAAAACCAATCAGCACGGACGACTTTGCTACTTTCTCCGTGGCAAGGGAGATTAGAATCATCCCGATCCCAAGAGCCAGAAAGAACGGAGGGTTGTTGCAGGTCGTTATCGGAGCGGCGATTATGGTTGCGGCCTTCTTTACTGGTGGCGGCTCGCTGGCGGCTATGGGCGCTTTTTCATCTGCTGCATTTATGGCTGGTGGCTCAATGGTTTTGGGTGGCGTAATGCAGATGATCGCACCGCAGATGGGCGGCAACATGCGGGCGAGCGAATCACCTGAGAATAAACCATCGTATGCGTTCGGCGGGCCGATTAATACCACGGCGGCGGGGTATCCAATCCAATTGCCATACGGTTACAGATTGGCTGGCGGCGCGTTGTTCGGTTCTGGATCTTACGCTGAAGACAACAACTAATTAAGCGATTCGCTTTTTAGCCTGGGGGCATAGCCTCCGGGCTTTTTGTCGTGTACAATTGCGAGACTATTAACAGGAGGCTAAACGATGACTAATATCAAGGCCCGTAAGGGTGGCTCAAGTTCGCCGCGTACCCCGGTAGAAATGCCAGATAACCTGATCTCAAAAGATAAGGTTAAATTGTTGCTTGCTGTTTCGGATGGTGAAGTGGTTAATGACTTCAGCTTAAAGCAGTTGCATTTTGGCGGAGTTCCGGTTCAGAACGAGGATGGAACTTACAACTACGAAGGTGTGATTGCTGAGTTCCGCCCCGGCACGCAAACGCAGGATTATATCCAGGGCTTCAGCGAGTCAAGCGCTGAATTCCAGGTTTCTCGCGACGTTACTTACAATACTCCGTACACGCTTACCGTATCGAACAAAAATCTGTCTGCCATTCGCTTCCGCCTGTTATGGCCGCGCGTGCTTACTCAAAAAGATAATGGCGATATGGTCGGATCGGTTGTTGAGTACAAGATCGAGATGGCGGTAGACGGCGCAAGTTATCAGACCTACCTAACTGGCAAGATTGACGGCAAGAACACGACTGGCGGTTACGATCGGAGTATTCGCGTTAACCTGCCGCAAGACTTCACGTCGCAGGTGCTTATCCGCGTTAGCCGAGTAACGCCTGACGCTGACGGGGTGAAGGTTGTCGACGCTTTCCAGGTTGAATCCTACGCTGAAGTTATTGATGCCAAATTCCGCTACCCGTTAACGGCCATGCTTTACGTTGAGTTCGATAGCGATCTGTTCCAGAACCAGATCCCCACTATCTCACTCAAAAAGAAATGGAAGATTATCCAGGTTCCGAGCAACTACGATCCGATTAATCGCACGTACTCCGGAACGTGGGACGGTGTTTTCAAGTGGGCGTGGAGCAATAACCCGGCCTGGGTGCTTTATGACCTAATCATGAATCAGCGCTATGGCTTAGACCAGCGTGAGTTAGGAATCCCGGTTGATAAGTGGTCGCTGTACGAGGTGGCGCAATACTGTGATGAGCTTGTGCCGGACAATCGCGGCGGGATGGAACCGCGTTACCTGATGGATGTAGTTGTTCAGTCGCAGGTTGAGGCGTTCCAGTTGGTAAGGGATATTTGTTCCGCGTTCCGTGGAATGACGTTCTATAACGGTGAAAGCCTTTCGATTATCGTCGATAAGCCGCGCGATCCGGTGTACCTGTTTACGGCTGATAACGTCGTTGATGGCGTGTTCGTTCGGACGTTCCCTAGCGAAAAGACGATGTACACATCGTGCAACGTTATGTTCGACGACGAAGAGAACCAGTATGAACAGGATGTTGAACCAGTTTTCAACCCGGATGCAGCCATGCGATTTGGTCATAACCCAACGAGCATTACAGCGATCGGGTGTACCAGAAGGACTGAGGCGAACCGCCGTGGGCGTTGGATTCTGCAAACGAACCTAAGCGCCACAACCGTTTCGTTTTCTACTGGCCTGGAAGGTATGATTCCTTCTTGCGGCGATGTAATTTACGTTGCAGATCCGCACTGGCAATCTGCCTTTAACCTGGTGCTATCAGGACGCGTTATGGAAGTATCTGGCGTGCAAGTGTTCCTGGCCTACCGCTGCGACGCAAAGGCTGGCGACACTCTGATCCTGAATACCGACGACGGCAAGCCTGTGCGCCGCACAATCGCCAGCGTTTCGGCGGACGGTAAGACCCTCACGCTAAACGTTGGGTATAACTTTGACGTTGCGCCTGACAGTGTATTCCTGATCGAGAGCGATCAGCTTGCAGCGGAACAGTATGTAGTAACCAGGATTGAAAAGGGTAGTGATGACGACGAATTCACCTTTGCCATCACGGCTACGCAGTACGATCCGAACAAGTATGACGCGATCGACAATGGGGTAATTACCGATGGCCGACCAACTTCGGTTGTAGACCCGGATTCAATGGGCGCTCCGAAAGACTTAACGATTAGCTCGTTTTCTCGCATTGTTCAGGGAATGAGCGTCGAGACGATGGTGATCGGCTGGTCTGCCGTGCAGTATGCAAAACTGTACGAGGTGCAATGGCGCAAAGATGGCGGTAACTGGAACAACGTTCCTCGCACTGCGACAACGCAGGTTGATATTGAAGGCATCTATGCTGGCGAGTATCAGGCCCGCGTTATGTGCATTAGCGGCGGGAATGTAGCGTCTCCGTGGTCTGCATTGGCAACCGCCACACTGACCGGGAAAGTCGGAGCGCCAAAAGGCCCGATTAACCTTTTTGCGTCGGACAATGAGATCTTCGGCATTCGCGTTAAGTGGGCCATGCCAGAAGGGGCGGAAGACACGGCGTACATTGAGCTTTACCAGTCGCAAAGCGGAACCGATCAGGACGCAAGCCTGCTTACACTGATTCCTTACCCGGCGGCTGAATACTGGCATTCAATTTTGCCCGCTGGCTACGTGAACTTCTATAAGGCTCGAAGTGTCGACAGGATCGGCAACGTTTCACCCTGGACTGATTACGCTCGCGGTATGTCTTCGACTGACGTTAACATCATCACAGATGCGATCTTGGATGAAATCCTGGACAGCGACGCGATGAAAGAACTTCAGGAGAGTGCGCAGGATAGCGCGGCAAAACTCAATGACTACGCGAACAGCATCATTCAAAACGCTTTGGCGAATGATGCGGACGTCAGGGTTATGCGCAAGGAGAACGGCAAGCGGAAGGCTGAGATCGCGCATACTACCGTGCTGATTGCGAATGAGTCTGAGGCGCGGGCGGCTGAAATTACGCAGCTTAAAGCGCAGATTGATGACGATATCACGGCGCAGATCACGACGCTCAATCAAGCCCTGGCGACGGAAAGCGAGACGAGAGCAACGCAGATCGGTCAGTTGCAGGCAGATTTTGCGGCTGATATTGACGGCGTAAAAACAACCATGAACGCTGGTTTTACGCAGGTTAATCAGGCTATTGCAAATGAAAGCGACGCGCGGGCAAGTTCAGAGGCGGCACTAGATGCCAAAATCGGGCAGAACTCCGCAGCGCTAAACCAGAAACTCGACTCGTGGGCAAACGTTAATGGCGTCGGTTCCATGTACACGATGAAGTTAGGCTTGAAGTACAACGGTAAGGAATATAATTCCGGGATGGCGCTACAGCTTACCGCGCAAGGGAGCAGTATTGTTTCGCAAGTGCTGTTTATTGCCGATAGATTTGCTATCATCCGCAATGCGGAATCCGGCGCTTACACGCTTCCGTTTGTTGTGCAGAATGACCAGGTGTTCATGAATAACGCGCTTATTCAGGATGGCTCAATCACCAACGCGAAGATCGGTAACGTCATTCAGTCAAACGATTATGTTGCTGGTCAGTCCGGCTGGAGGATGGACAAAAACGGAAACCTTGAGATCAATGGCAGAGCAGGAAATGGCAGGCTGACCATTAATAATAACATTATCGCGGTTTACGATGGTAATGGCGTCTTGAGGGTTCGGATGGGATTGTTCTAACAGAAAAGGGAGCCTTGCGGCTCCCTCTTTTTTTTACATCAACTTGTTGTGGTTAACCGGGATTCTGTTTGTTTGCTTGGTGATCATATCAAGCCTGTATTCATCGCCGCGCTTCCACTCGAAGCGAAGGGTATACGTGTTAGCGTCACCGTAGCACATTACATGCTTGAATTTGCGCAAGTGCTTGTCAAATATCACGCTTGTGGTTTTCTCAATCTTCACAGTTCGATCCGAGCAGTTTACCACGGCGACGGTTGAGCCAGTAAGAGACATTCTGGAAGCGTCAACCGGATAGCCGATATTAACGTTCAAAGCCATAGCATTTAAAGGCGCTAGAAAAGCCATAGCGAGCATGATTTTTTTCATTGGTATTCCCTCGATTAGTTGATTTGAATTGATTATAGACACAAATCATGATTGATATTTAGCAATTCGTGCCATTAGTTCCATCCGAGGAATTTAGCCATTGGGATCTTGAGGTTTCCGCGACCGCTGAAAATATCGTTAAACCCTCGCTGATTCCGTTTTATCCACGTTGTCTGCAACTCCGAACCAGTCCAGCGCATTAGGTTGCCAGAATACCCGCTAACAACCCCGTCGTCACTAATTTCACCCATGCACGACTCCCACAAAAAGAATGGGTTGTAACCAGGGGAAACACTGGCAATATTGCCCTCAAGAGGCCAGTTTCCGTCAACCTCAAGGAAGCCAGTCACGCGAGGCATTGAAGCAGCGCCAACGGCAGACCAGATCAATTGACCAGAACCGTCGAACACGTCAAGCACTCCAGAAGGGAAACTTGCATTTCTCGTTGTCCTGATAACGCGTATTGAGTTAGGGAGGAATAAGTTATCTCCAGGGAATCCCCAAGCGCCGTTAAAAAGGAATTGCACCCAATGCAAGTATCCGTCCTGCTTCCAGTAGTTTTCGTTTAGCCATGCCAGCGAGCTAACATTCCCAAAAGGGGTGCTTAGATTGTAATCGCCAGTGTTTAAGTATGTTGGAGTGTATGACGAATGATAGATCGTGTGTTTCTGATCTGAATTAATCATCACCGCGCCAGAGTTATTGTATACCTCAAAACCAGACATATTGCCTCCCTAATTAAATTGATAAACTTCAATATCCATAACCACATCGCTAGACGGGTTACTGGTTGGGAGATATATCACATCGACCGCGCCTTCCCGCGTAACGCACGCGTAAGAGCTTCCTATGTAGATGTTTGACCACTTTATAGCGGCAAAAGAGTTGTAACCATTTATGCCACCAACGGGAAACGAAACGATCGAGGTAGTTTTTGGAAAAACTATTTGCTGGCGAAGCACAAAGCGAGTGCTAAAGTCGCCCAAGTCAACAATCAGATTCCCCGATGCATCCCACGCTTGAAGACCAGACATAATGCCACCTTACTAGCTTGCTTATTAAGTGCATTTAATATACAGGCGTTGCGCAATTATTTCAATAACACATGAAAAACACCTGCATCGCTATTGATTGCGCAAGGTATGATTAAAAATAAAGGGGCCATTCGGCCCCCTTTTTTACATACCTAACTTCTCCTCAATTGCTGAAAGACGCGCTTCGAATCCCTTCGCGATAAACATGTTTAATTCATCGAGTCGGAACGAATAACGGTCGCCAGCCGGAACCACTTTGTAGATCGGGTTCTCTGAACCGTCCTCATTCGCCGGGCCGTAGCTGTCAACAACGGTTGTTTCTTCCCATTTATCGTAACAGATAAAAGCATAATCAAACGGTTTTAATCCGTGACTTTCCATAATCTCCATTGCGCGCTGAACCGTTAAACCGCAGTGCTCGCGCACGTCGTTCATGTCGGCTTGCTCTTTCCACGTCCAGAACCCGATCTCCTTCGCAATAGCTTTGGCCGCTTCGGTTTCAGGATCGCTCATGGTTCGAACATCATTTTTCAACCGTGCATCGGAGGTGTTGATAGTTCCGTTTACGGCGTAAATGTTCATTGCCCGGCCAGATCCCCAACCTAAGTTGTATCTGTTATCCGCCATCGGCATTAACGTTCCGTTATGGTCAACCCCCCATCGCGGCATTCGAGTAATACTTCCAGATTCGCACGTCTCGAAAACAACCTGTGTTGGAGTTGAAGTTTTACCCCAGCCCGCATTTGCCTTGATTGTCACGCTACCACGCATTGAGTCGAACTTCTCGCCATCATGACCAGACGCACCGAGATAGAAAGTCGAACCGTTTTGTACAGCGCCAATATATCTAGTTTCATCGGACAGACTGCCATCGCACCACATAGCGCGAATCGCTGGCGCCGATGTGTTAGAGCCACGCGGCGCGATCATGTTAATTTCTGGCGCTGGAGAACCAACAAGTTTCAACCCGCGACCATCCTGGTTAGTTGGTGCATTAAAGGCAGGAACGACTGCGTTCAACGTCTCAAAGCTACGCACAAGCCCAAGATCCGGGTGCATAGCACCGTCCGGAACCAACCAAAGATCTCCGTTATCTGACAGCCTGAACGCCGGAACCCTATCGCTAATCGTCTTACCTTTAGGGGTGACAAGCAAGCGAATCCAGCCGCCGTGATTGGTTCCAGATGTATCGCCAGCGCCAAGGAAATGCAAGGCCGCGTTACTGTGCTCCGTGTAGTCAGAACCTAACCACGGGCGAGATCCATAACCGCCTAAAAGCTGGTTGTTCTTTGTGGAGCTATTTGACGCGCCGCGTGCATAGTTATGGAATACAGCAGATCCGCCAGCCGTATTTTCAATCCCGAAAGAGCATTCCGTTACATTGCTGCCAATAAAGTTAACGCCGATCCCGTTTGTTGCGGTCGTCTCCTTCAGTGGCAAGCCCTGAGAAGCGGTAACATCCACGCCGCCTCGAAGGTTAGAAGATCCGTTAACTCGTAGCGTGCTTGACATTGTAACGGCATTACTAAAGCTGGCATTCAACCCGGTAACAGTAAAGTTTGATGCGTCAAAAACAACCTGCTTCGCGCTATTCAGATCACCATTAGGGCGAAAGTACATTCCCTGACCATCTTCAGGGATGGAGTACACGATCGCATTATTATTGTTGGCCCTAACTACGCAACCGTTCAGGGTCAGCGTAGCGTTTCCGCCCGGCACGCTGATAGCCTGCGGCTGGCTGAACGTGTTGGCCACATTGGTTCGCGGGATCGTGCTATCGTTCGCCATCAAATAATCAGACGGTGAATTATATACAATCCCGGCTGGCTCCGTGGTAATCCACGAATAACCAGTGCGATCGATGATCGGCCCGGTAATCAACCCATTATTAGATTGCACGTTCAAACGGTTTAACCACATAACGGGAAAATAACCGTTAGGACAGAGCAAATAAACATCAAAAGATCCGTCAGTGTTTTTCACAACCCCCAACTTCAAACGTGATGTGCTACTGGTTGCGGCAATCAGTGCGCATTGAGTAAAGTTGGCGTCAATATTATTACTGGTTAGCGTATCGGGAAGACCACGGCCAGAAATAGAAAAGATATCTACCGGGAGATTTGCCGAACCAAAGTTAGCGCCGCCACCAATAATAAATTGCGCAAAACAGTTTGACTGTCCAGCGTTCTTAACGTTGGCAATCTTCATCCACGCACGAGAACCACCCGGCGAGACGGGCAGCTTATCCTGAGCTTGAACTCCAGCCACAAGATCTACGGTCTGGTTATAAAGGTTTTGGGTCTGATCCCTTGCCGACCCGGCTTGTTGCCGTGCTGTTAGCGCCGCTTGCTCCGAAGCCTTAGAGTTCGTTTCTGAAGTTTTTGCAGCGCTTTCAGACGCCGCCGCAGCCGTAGCGCTTGCGCCAGCAGATTCAGAATCTTGCTTAACCTGATTGGCAAGATTTTGCAGGGAATCGAAATCAAAGTTCTTGAAGAACTCGACTGCATCCGCAATTACGGTTTCCTGTGACTGATAGTAGCGCAGAGTTTCGGCAACATCTTGCGCCAGGCCGTCAACGGTTAGCGAGTCGCTTAACAGGATCGCGTAATCGGTAGACGCTACGACAGCGCCTTTTGTGGTGATGGCTTTAATTTCAGTGTCGCTGACCACCTTGTTTACGACGGCCATTTGAATCGGAGACGACAAAAACATAATCGTCGCGCCAGGGCGGATAAGCGAAAGCGATGATTGCCATTTTGTGCCAGTCCCGGTAACGGTTCCGTCTGCGGCCATAGCCGCCTTGCCTTCTCTGTATAGTGCCATTTTAAAAGCCTCTTATGTTGGTTGAGTAACGCAGATAATAGCATCAATGAACCGATAAAAAAAGGAGCCTTTCGGCTCCTTTAGTTGTCAAACTAAAACGGGATATCGTCATCGAAATCCATACCTGGATTCCCACCGCTGTTTTGCGGCTTGGGCGCTTGCTGCGGCTTCGGTTGTTGAGGCTGCCCCCACCCCGATTGCTGATTGCTCCCGTTTTGAGTCGGTTCGCGCTGGCTGAATTCGAGTTGCGGCATAATCATTTCATTGTGGCTGTAAATTGTGCCGTTGTGCTCGCGGTTCACGATCTGAAGCGTCCGGCAGGTGACGCTGATCACCTTATCCATTTGCAGCGCTTCGTCGTACCACTTAATCATGTTTTCTTTGGCAAAGAAAACGGCGCGGTAGTTCGTGTAAACCGTTTCGTCCTGGCCATCACGATTGCGGATCTTCATTCGCTCCGACAGGTCTACGGCGTACATTTTCCACGGCCCGTTATTGTTACTGCCTTCCTTGACATACGGTTCCTTTCGGATAACACCTGTTACAACATGCATTGTCGTTCCTATGGGGCGGTTTCCCGCCCGGTTAAATTAGTTGAAAGATGAAATATCTTGCGCTTCTGGTTCAGGCTTTGATTCTACCTTTTCCGGCTCCCGTTTCGCAACCTCTTGCGGTTTACCAGGGTTAAAGCCGTTAGCCGGGGTGACTTTCAGTTCTGCCTGGCGTTTGGTGATATCGTCTTCCGTCATTTTCCATTCCGCAGGCGTTAACGTTTGTTTCGCCAGCTTATAGATCTCACGGAGCGATTCGAGATCTTCGCACGCGTCAATGCGTTTTTTGAAGTCTTTCGGCGTCATCTTCGTAATTTCTGCATCATCATCCGCCTGCTTGATGCCTAGCGCTGCGGCCAGTGCATAGCGGCGGGCGTAAGATGTTGTTGAACCGTATGCTTGTTCGACTGTTTTGCTGATCGGCATATTGTACTGAAACGCCATAAACTCACCGCTTTCGTGCAGAAACATCGTTTCGAGGTGCATAACCTTTTCGGTGCTGGTATCCATCATGGATTGAATGACCATAATCTTATTCTTCTCCAGCGCCGGGGAAATAGCGTCGAGGATATCACCAAGATTCGCGTAGGTGTTCCCAAGATGGTTGTTCTTCCCGCTTTTCTTCGCGGCCACGAAGCCAGATTTTGCCTTGATTAATGCGGCTGCGATGGTGGTAAATTTTTCAGATGTACGCATGATAAAGTTTCCTTTTCCTGATTGGTAATGCGCACTATATCACAAGCGCGCACCAGTGTTTAGCTATTTGTGCCGTATACGTCCGGGAACATGTATTTCACAAACTGCGGAGTAGGCAAAACGACTTCCGCCGCGTTTGACTCATATGATGGCCATGAATCATGCTTCACGCATTCCGCATACTGATGAATCACGCTTTGATACTGCTTGCGACCGATCTCGATCTGCTGGCTGGTCAGGGTGAACGCCAGCGGAGCAAACGGTGATTTTTTCTCCTGCGTTAGCAGTCTGACAACTACCGGGCGTTTTTCGTTGTAGGTCTTAACGAACAGATCGCGCTGCAATGCCATCTTGAGATAGTAGCCCAAATTGAAGGCGAGTCGCCCGAAATCGTCCGGCTTGGAGGATTGAGTGGTTTTGTAGTCGGTAATCACCACGACCTCGAAAACTTCATCCGGGTTGAACCCCCACTCCTTGATGAGTTCTGGATCGGAAACAACGTCAACATGATCGAGTCGAACCTTGACCTTGACGCCGAAGATCTCACCGAAGATTGACAATTCACGCTGTGCGGTAGGCGATTCGATACATGCGGCGTGTCGCGGGTTGGCCAGCATCACGCTGCGCATTTGAACAACGGCATCGAAATCAACATCCTTAACCAGCTTGCGCCCGGAGTTCATCGCGGCGCTTTCGTCGCAAAGTTCAATCGCCCACCAAACATTTACGTCAATCCCGGCGCGATATGCCATTTCCAGAAGTTCCGGGTAATCCTTGTTGGACGTCCCAATCAGGCCACACGCTTTCAGCTTCGCAGACAGTGCCGACTTCGACGTAATCAGATCTTTAACCTCGCCCGGAGAAGTCGCCCGCAGGTACTCGCCATTAAATTTTGCCGTCTCAAGCATGCAGGTATGGGAGCAAGTGCCGAATGAAAGCGCGGCTGTTTCTTCTCGCTCCTTGTATTTCCAGTGGGCCGGGGATGTTGCGTAAATCTCGCCGAGGCTTGAGCCGCTAACGTACCTGGCGCACCAGGAGTTAGGATCGTGGTAATCATCGTTGGATAATTCCGCGTTGGTGTATGCCTTAAAAATTGCTTCAGCCATTGGTATCACTCCGTTTGTGGTTTCGTTGCGTTAAGTATACGCATCACGATTCCAGGAGCAAGGCAAAAAGTGCTATTCGCCAACTTGTCAAAAAATGAGCGAAATTTACGTAAGATTTAGTAAGATGCATATTACGTGATTTTCTTTATATATTTCATGCGGTTAACCAAAATCGGTAAGATGGTAAGATGCCTATAGGTAAATATTAACAGGAAAATTGGGCCGAAATCGCAAAGCAAAATACATATACCCGGAGAAAATCTTACCTATACAGATAGATAGAGAGAGAGTGATAATAATAATATATTTAGATATCATATACTTATATGTATTCTATGGTGCGATATTGGTCAAAAAGTGAGCGAAATTTACGTAAGATGCATCTTACCTAATCTTACTCAAAGTGGTCGACCAGTTGGTAAGTTGCTGAATTTTTGGAATAAAAAAAGGTAAGACTGAAATTATCAATCTTACCTAAAATTTGTTCACGTTTTAATCAGAGAAGGGATGATGCCACGTAGAGCTTTCGTTCGAATCCGCCTTTGAAGTTGTCATTGTTCGGCACGATAACTTTCATATCGCGTTCTTCAGCCGCCGCCAGCATATCCCGATCTTTCCTGCTGCATACGACTCGCAATTCTCGCTTACCTTCGCCGCCACCCCTTCCTTTATATCGGTAGGCCACGATCTCAACGTTGGACGGGATGATGCATGCCCACACGTCACACTTAAACGAGCTTGCGATATTGAAGTGCATCGCCTCCACCCAAGAGCGAGCCAGGTAAATTGGCCCGTCACCGCCTTCGCTCTGATTGGTTACGATCACCGATCCGAAAGTCAGGTCGCCAGCTAACATCTTCTCGCGGCCCTCCTCATCAATGAATAAGATGTTGCAGTATTCATCGTCCGGCCCGTCTTCATGTACCAGTTGCATCGGGAGCGCATGAAATAGCTCTTGCCTGCCGTTCTCGTGGGTTTTTACGCCAACCCGGTATGATTCAACGAACTCATTTTCAATGCCCTCATAGAGCGTTACAGGCGTGCTATCGACGGCCTCCGTTCTGTTCATTATCGCCACGACGCGATCGTGATCTGCCATCTTGCCGTAGTCGTACCCGTTATCGCGAGTAACCTGCTTGTTGCGCTTAACTACGTACTCTTGCGGAACTTTGCCCAGGTATCGCCCAAGAATGTTGATGCATTCGCTATACGGCTGGCCGCTTAACTTCATCAACCAGCCGATCCCCTTATCAGCACCGCAGCCGCCACAGTATGCACCGCCGTCGCCGCGCGTTTCTAACTTGTCAGTCCAGCGGAATCTGTCTTTGCCGCCGCAGTTCGGGCAATCCTGGTGCTTGCCGTTGAAGTATCGAGAGTGGATGCCGCAAATGTTCTGCAACGCTTCGCGCCACATGCCAGCCATGTACGGCAAAACCTCTTTTTCATCGTAAAAATCCACGTCGTTACCTCCAAATAAAAAACGCCTACACGAGAATGATAACCCGGCAGGCGTTTAGTGTTTAGACAAATTGTGCTATCGGACTACGCGGAGCATTTCCCGGCGGTCGCATCGGCGCGTCACTGGCTTGCCGTTGCTGTCAAATCTTAAATCAGGTCGGCAGAATGAGGCCCGGAAACCTTTGCAATTGTTCCGGCGGTAGCTCTTGTGTACGAGATAAGCGCCATCTGCTGAGATCATGCCGCGCTTACGCCACTGCTGAACAACCTGGATACTAACTCCCAACTCTTTTGCCGTTCCAGCGACGCCGCCAAAGGCATCAATAACCAACTCCATCCGCGCAGTCAACCCGGCGCGAACCTCATCCTTCAGCACGTAGTAACCAGTCGGTCGCTTGCGTTTCTTCTTATCTTTCCCGCGCGATGTTCCGTTATTGCCGTTCAATGTTCGCTTATCCACCTTTGCCATTTGTTCCATAATTTAACCCTCATAGCATTTTTTGTTAAACCTGATAAAATGTTCCATGTATTATACACGCAACTATGCGAATGACAAATTAGGATTGCCCATGCTCACAATTGAACAACAAATTGAAGCCTACGCAGATAAGATCCCGTTAATACAAAAGCGGTTCACCGTCGGAAATATCGTTCCTTACCCGTATCAGGCGGTTGCGTATATTGAGACCGCGAAGCGGATCGCAAAATATGAACATCCTTTTTACATTAAGGCTTCGGTTTCCGCCGGGAAAACAATCATGATCGCCATGCTTGCGGCGCAGTGCAAGGCAATGAACTTACCCATGATGGTTCTTGCTCGCCAGGCCGAGATCGTGAAGCAGGATTCCGAGGAGATCAGTAACCTCGATGTTCCCAACTCCGTTTATTGCGCCGGGTTAGGCACAAAGGCAGCATACTTCCCGATCGTCGTCGGATCTGAAGGGACGGTGGTTAATGGCCTGTTTAAAATGCTTGGCGACTACGTGCCTTCAGTTCTGGCCATTGACGAATGCCACCAGGTCGACTGGCAAGATCTGGCTGAAGCGATCGCAAACAACGAGTCGTTCGAATACATGAGCAGGCCGAAAGATAAGCCGTATCGCGTGAACGGGGAACTGGTCGATGCCGATCACCAATACGACGAAAAGTTCGACGATGTAGAATTCGGCGGCGGTCGCACGCAGTACACCATCGTCATTTGTGAGTTAATGCGGAGGTGCCTTGAGAAGACAGGGCGAGAACTTCGCATCGTTGGCTATACGGGTTCGGAGTTTCGCGGAGTCATTCCGATTTTACAGGAAGACAAGAGCCAGCCTGGTTTTTGGCGCGAGCAGATCACCGACATTAACACAAACTATCTTGTCGAGTTCGGATCGGTTGTTCCCACCATTTTCGGCGATACCGAGGCAGATGGGTTGGGGTATGATCTTTCAGAATTCCACGGCTCCAGTCAGGACGGTACGCAGGATTTTAGCGCTGAAGAATTGCGCAAGATGGAAAAGAAAATCCATGAATCCGGCGAAATGACGAAGCTGATTATGCAAAAGGTCGTGGAGCGTGCTAAAACACGAAATGGCGTTCTGATAACTTGCGCTGGCCAGCGGCATTGCAAAGAGGCGGCGAGCTATCTACCGCCAGATGCCACGTATGCGATCATTACCGAGAAGACCAACTCAAAGAAACGCGGCGAAATTTTGGATAAGGCGAATCGCGGGGAGATTAAATACATCTTCCAGGTGATGGCCCTAACCACTGGCGTTAACGTCCCGTTTTGGGATTTTTCGGTAATACTTCGCAAGATCGGATCGCTTACGTTGCTCATTCAGCTTTTGGGGCGCGGTATGCGACTGCTGAAAGACTGGCAAAAACAGCCGCCTTACTCTTGGGTAAAGGAAGACCATTTAGTTTGGGACTTCGCCGGAACTATGGATGATTTGGGTCAACTATATTTCGATCCGATTCTTGAACAGGCGCAATATCAAAGGCGCAAGAGCAGCAAGAACGGCCCCAAAATTTGCCAGGTATGCAAGGGAGAAAATAGCGAGTACGCCCGCCGATGCATTCATAAAGACAGTAACGGCAATCGGTGCGAATATTTCTGGATATCGCAGCGCTGCGAAGACCAGAAAGACCCGCGAACCGGGAAGATTAAGATTAAGGGATGCTACGCTGAAAACGATATTGTTGCTCGCCAGTGCAGATGCTGCGGGGTGCAGCTTAAAGACCCCAATGACAATCTCACCGGGAAGCACTATACGCAAAATGACTGGTATGATGTTGTCGGGTTCGATATCGGCTTGACTCGCAATCAGTCCGGGATCATCTTTAATTACGTGTTGCTGAACCATGACGGCGAGCGATTCACCGCAAGGGAGAAGTTCTTCCCTGAATCAGAGAATCAGATTTGCGGCAAGTTGTGGCGGCAAAAGGCAGTCTTCCAGCACGTTAGCGACGCGGTAATGCGCGGCAAGCTGGGCGGGATGAAAAATGCGCGAAAAATCCTTGAGAATGCGCATTACTTCCGAGCGCCGAAGCGCGTAACGCATCGCGTTAACGGCAAGAAGGAAGATATTATTTCCCGCAAAGACTTTGGAGGCGAGGAGTGATTACAGACAAAGGGGATTACCTCGAATATTACGGCGGGCCTGTAAAGTCCTGTCCGCTTGAGAAAATCGATCAGATGAATAGCGTTTCGTGGCTGCGTCACGAATACCCTGATTATCTTTTCTGGCATACGGTTAACGAAGGGAGTAAGCACAAGGCGAGCGCGGTTATCGATCATCAAATGGGGTTGCTGAAGGGCGTTAGCGACATTCTGATCCTGATTGGGTTCGGCGGCAAATACCCGTTCGCGGCCATCGAGCTAAAGCGCCAGGGCAAGGCGCAGGCGTCACCAGTGAGCAAGGAGCAAAGGGAATTCCTTGCTGCCGTTCGCCGTCGCGGCGGATTCGCCGCCGTGGCCTATGGCTTCGAGCAATTCAAGATCGCTTTCTGCGATGCCATCAAATAGCACTTTTTGTTAAAACTGCCCGGCGAAAGCCGGGTATTATTACCCCATCGAAACGAAGAACGGAGAAACATCATGAAAAACTTCTTGTGGGTAATCGCATCAATCGGTTTTGGTATTGTGGCCACTGGCTTCGGCCTTTGGGTAATTACTCTTGCTGGTCATTTTAAGGGCTTCTAAATGAAAGATATAGCAGACAAAGACACTCGTGACGCATTCATCACGTTTGAGCAATTGGAGCGCGAAACGTTTATTGGCAACGCCCTTGCTACTGGCGGACACTATCAGGCTGTCAGGCCCGACAAGTTTTACCAGGTAACAGGCAACCGATACGCCGGGAGCAAAACGCCTGATATCGTGCGCGATAAGTGGGCGACAGATCGCAGCCTGATCGCATACATGGAAGAGCGTTACGGCCCTTACGATCTTGATGCCGCCGCAGACCAAAGCAACGCAGTTTGCCCGAAGTTCTACGACGAAAAAACGGATTGCCTTAAACGCTGGTGGGGGAAAAATAAGCACGTTTGGCTGAATCCGCCTTACTCGTTTCCAGATCCGTTTATTCTCAAGGCCATTGAGCAAATGGAGCACGACAACCAGATCGACATTCTGCTACCCGGCGACAATTCTACTGCCTGGTTCCGTGACGCGCAGAAGATGGCCGCCGAAATTATCTGGATTGTTGCGGATGTTGAAGAGGATGAAGACGGGAACCAAGTAAGCCGTTCCGGTCGCCTCGCCTTCATCAACGGATTGAGCGGGAAACCAGTCGACAACAACAATAAGGGCAGCGTTATTTTCATCATGCGCAAACTCAAGCCGGGAGAAGAGCAAAAAACGCTTTATATTCCGGTAAGCGAGATTTGCCCGTCATTAGCTAAAAAGCGTATGCGCAAACGTGGGATCTGAAAAATGGAACAGATAGAATCTTTCACCGAGTATCTTCGGATCGTTGTTGAATTGCTGGACAAATACGGCTTCATTGGGACGGATGAGGAAAAGTTAGCCTTTGCTGACACCATCGACGGAACCTACCTGGAGTTCATGGACAACGGAACCCCGGTCGCTGACTGGCCAGAAATTCTTGAACGAGAATTGATTGAGTTTAAATCGCATGAAGGCGCGGAGTATTTCGCAAAACAGCACTAATTGCTAAACAATACCCGCCGCGTGCGGGTATTATTACTCCATCAACCAATCAGGAGCAAACGCCATGAAAACAAAAACCATTGCAGACACCATCAAGATCGTACCAGCAAAAGCGCAAGTGGTATCTCGCCACCTTGTTAACCTTTCTCGCCTGTGCATGGCCGACTACATGGCGAACCCTTCAGAGAATGGCCTTGATGGTGTGGTCGGTGAGATTTATTTTCGCGCCGGGTACGGCCTTGAAAGCGTGGCCATGTATGAGCAAATGGCCGAAGGTTTTTGCATTTACGGTGACGAATGATGATTGTAGAGACTGGTCGCGCTGCCGTATGGCAGCACGCTAAAGAAGCAGGAATAAGCGATGATATCGTGAAGATCGCAAAGTATTTCGATATCAAAGACATATCAATTATCTTTGGTGGGAAGCTCACCTACCTACACGAGCGCCCGGTGAAGCGCACGCGAATAGCAGTAGCAACGCGTGCGGAGGCCGACGCGCTGAAGATGTTCATACATGAGTCTAAGCAGGAGAGGAAGTATTACAAGTAGCGGGAGCGTGCAGAATGCGATATATTGCGATCTTATTTACGGCGATCCTGTTTACGATCGCAATCATTAACTATGCAATTCAATTGGGATAAATTATGTCACCTAAAATCACAGACGAAGAATTCCTTGCTGCCCGCGAAGAAGGTAAAACCTACCGCGAGATCGCGGAAGAGTTCGGCATGAACATTCGAAGCGTTGAACGTCGCGGAGTTCGCCTGGCGCGACAAGGACACCTACACGGAAACGCCCACGTTGCGAAGCATATCCCGGACGGCTTCGGGGTCAAAGGCACGTCGACGATGATTCGCGCGGACGGCTCCGAGGTCGTTCGGTGGGTTAAGTCGGAAGTAGACCGCGATCGCATGGTCGCGCTTATGGAGGCGGCGCAGGCGGCTTTCTGCGAAGACCTGCCGCGAGCCGAACCGCAACCGCTGGATGAATCGAAGTTCTACATTGAAGATCAGCTTGCCCTGTACCCGATCTTCGACTTGCATATCGGGGCGATGGCGCACAAGCACGAATGCGGCGAGAACTATGACACCAGCACGGCTGAGAAGGTTCTAAACCGCTTCTTTGATTATTCCGTGTCGGTGGCTCCGCAATCCCAAAAGGCTGTTTTGCTGGTTGGCGGTGACTTCCTTCACAGCGACGGCCTGGACGCAGTAACCCCGGCAAGTGGTCACGTTCTCGACCAGGACAGCCGATACGCAAAACTTGTTTATGTTGCCATCCGCTCGCTGCGTCGCGCCGTGTCGCTACTGCTTAACAATCACGCAGAAGTTGAAGTGCAGGTGATTGAAGGCAACCACGACCAGGCTGGGATGATTTGGCTACGCGCAGCGCTGGCGGCGTTCTATGAGAATGAGCCTCGCGTTTTCGTTGATGTTAGTCCGGCGATCCTGCATCGCACCTTGTGGGGCAAAACCATGCTGGGCTATACGCATGGCCACACGATGAAAAAGCCGGAAACTCGCCTTGCCGCTATGGCTACCGACTTCCGTAAGGAGTTCGGCCAGTGCGACTACATTTACACGCATTCCGGCCACTGGCATCACCAGACTGTAACGGAACACTCGTTAGGAATTGACGAAGTGCATGGCCAGTTAGGCGCAAAAGATGCCTACGCCGCACGCGGAGGATGGCGTTCATACCGACAGGCTGCGGTGATTCTGTACAGCAAAGAATATGGCGAAGTAGGCCGCTTTATCTACCGTCCGAACATGTAACCACAACGGCCCCGCGAGGGGCCAACAAGGAAAACCGATGAATAGAAATATCTGCATTTTCGATCTCGATGGCACGCTTTCCGACGGAACCCACCGCTTGCACCTGCTGCCGAAAAAAGATCTCCACCTTACAGAAAGTTGGAGCGAATTTAATGGCGCGTCAATTGGAGACAGCCCAATCCAAAGCACTATTGACGTGGCGAATGCGCTTTATCGATCCGGAATGACCGTTATCATCCTGACTGGCCGATCCGATGAGGTGAAGACCGAAACAATGATTTGGCTTGACCGCTACGGGGTGAAATATGACAGCCTAATCATGCGCCGCGCCAGCGATAACCGTAAAGACACGGTAATCAAGGAGGAGGAGTTACGCAAAATCGGACTTGATCGCATTGTTGCGGCATGGGATGATTCACCCAATGTTATTGCGCACTTGCGCGGCCTGGGTATTACGACTTACCAGGTCTGCGACTACGGCGAAAATCTTCACGAGCACTTGAAATCTCACGGAGTAGACAAATGAAAAATGTAATTATCCTCAATGGAGCGCCTGGCATCGGAAAGGACACTATCGCGGAAATCATCTCGCGGAAGTGGGAATACAAGAACCTTAGCTTCAAACAGCCGATGTTTGCCATTGCTCGTGCTGTGCTGGGATCGGCTGATTTTGCACGCTTTACTGCCAGATACCACGATCGCAAGCACAAAGAAGTGAAATGCGATTTTTTGGGCGACCGTTCTCCGCGTGAATTCATGATTCACATTAGCGAAAATTTCGTCAAACCGACCCTTGGCAAAAATCAGTTCGGCAAGTTGCTTTGCGATTCAGCGCTAACTTCGCCGTTTAACTGCATCGTCAGCGACGGCGGTTTTGATGAGGAGGTCGAGCACGTCGCAGTGCATGAGGCGCTTAACGTGTTTGTCGTCCGCCTTCATCGTGACGGCATGACCTTTGAGGGTGATAGCCGAAAGCATATTCGACGCCCGGATCTTATTTGCGACACTTACCATGAACTCGATTTTGATATGACCACTGGCGAGCCGGAAGACGACGCGCAAAAAATCCTTGATATGGTGTCAGATGTTGCATTAAAATTATAAAGTTAATGCCTTTATTATCATCACCTTAACTATTGGGAACCTTGATGGGTTCCCTTTTTTTGTTCTTAATTTGGCCTAATGCATATATCATCACCTTACCATTTAACTAACAGAGGTTGCATATCATGCGAGAATTCATCAACGCGGCAACCAATAGCAGCGGTGGCGTTGCCCTAGCGGGATCTGCAACCGGGCAATTAATCATTGCTGCCATTGGCTTATTTTTCATGATTCTATTCGGCTCCTTCGGCGCGTGGTTGCGCTGGCGAGATTCAAAGGCGCTTCGTGAAGCGCTGGAAGCCGGGGATATCAAAACGGCGGTGAAGATCAGGAGTAAATAACATGGGGATTAAAACGCGGGTTACATTCGCGGCGGCGATGGCGATCGCTGTCGCTTTCCTTCCGAAAGTGGAGGACACAAAATACAAAGTTTATACCGATATCTCTGGCGTCCCGACAGTATGCGAAGGCATCACAGGCCCGGACGTTATCAAGGGGAAAACCTATACCCGGTCAGAGTGCGACGCGCTTTTAACCAAGCATATCCAGGTGGCGAAGCGAACCGTTGACAGCAAAATCAAAGTCGATGTTCCGGACACCTTCAGGGCGTCGATGTACAGCTTTACGTTCAACGCTGGCGGCGGCGCATATTCTGGCAGCACCATGCTGAAATTAACGAACCAGGGCCGATTGCGCGAGGCGTGCGAGCAGCTATATCGCTGGACGTACTACCGCAACCCGAAAACGGGAAAGATGGAGAAGTCAAAAGGCTTGTATAATCGCAGGGTTCAGGAATATCAACTATGCATTAAGGATCTGAAATGAGCACATTAAATTTTCAACGAGCGCTGGCCATCGGTTTTATCGTGTGGGCGGTTGCTATCGTTTCCGGTTGCGCGTCAAGCGTCCCGATCCTTTCCGATCTGGTTGGCAGCAAGCCGGATATGACGGCGCAAGTCGGCGCGGAGAACGTGAAACAGGCGGTTGGCGTGACGAACAAAACGGACACCTCAAGCAAGCAGGAGACCACGTTCAAAGAGTCGGCGGTAGGGAAGGTTGACACGTCGAACAAGAAATCCGTGACGACCTCCAGCATTCACGCCAACCAGATCACGGCGGACAAGATCGAGATCCGGAACGATGAAAGCGGAAGCCTGATTCCGTGGCTGATTGGTGGCGTTGGGGTAGCAATGCTGGCGGTCGGTGTGTTCGGTCTTTGGCGGGAACGAAAAAACAAAGGGGCGTAATGCCCCTTTTTCTATATGTACCGCTTGACGTGCAATAGCGCTACTCCGTCCTCATCGTTAAGACCATGTTCAACCGTGTTGGTTGCTGCCATTCCTTGATAGAGCAAGATGAGCGCGGCACGCAAGTAATTTTCTGGTGTGATCTGTTTCACGCAAACAAGCCTGTGAACCTCCGTTATCAGATCTTCCACCTGGTTTCCCGAAAAGCTGTTCATCACTGAGTTGGTCAAGGTGCATCATCTCCCACATATATCGGTTATCCATCCCTTCGAACGACCGGAAATCAAAACCTATCTCCCTGTTATCCGGCCCCGTACACCACACAGCGCCGTTTTTTCCGTCAAGGTATCCATTCGTATAGCTTCGCGCTAAAAACTCCTTAGACACCATTGAGGCGAACATACGTTGCGACACGTTGGCAGCTTTTGCCAGGCGAGGCGCTTCGCGGTGCATATAGACGAACTTCGCAAAATCCTGCCGGGTGAATTCCCGGCGAGATTCGCAGAACTTGTAAATGTCAAGAATGAACATCAATTACCTCATGAACGACGGGTTGATAAAGACTTCGGAATCCATCACGCAGATAAAGCCTAATTCCTCCATCTTCGGCAATAAGCGTTCCTTAATCTTTTTGCTCACCCCGGCCTGGCCTTTGAAGATCTTCAGGTTGCGGCAGGCGTTATAAATGCCCTGGACGGTCATAACACCTTTTGCCTGTTTGCAACGACTGGCGATAACGTCATACAGCGCTTTAATTTCCGCGCCCTCACCAGCAAAGCCTGAAGAGTCAGCCGACGACAAATACGTTTTGCTCAATTCATGGAACATGATGATCGCTTCGTCAATGGTCGCCGTGTCGATCTTCTTCGAACGCTTCCCGCCGGGTTGCCAGTTCCGGATCGTGTGAATCACGGACGCCAGGCGCATAACCTGCTTATCGAGCTTACCCATCGCGCCGCGAAGCATTGTATGCGAATACTTGCCGCCGTCGCCCAACTCTGGTTCTAACTCCTGGCGGGCCTTGTTCAGTCTCCGCATTGCCGCGTCAGTAACCTGCAACTTAATGTTCGACTCGCTCATAATGTCATGAATCAGCCGGAAGTAATCCGCCTTCAGTGACTGGTCGATTGGCTCATAGGTAGAATTCCCGTTTTCGTCGATGAACACGCGTTCGCCCAAGCGGGTTTGCTCACGAACCAAAAGGAAGCGTTCAGATACCCCAATCCCGCGAGAACCAGCCTGCATAATGGCGTCGATGGTTTCATCCTGGGCAATTACGCAAATGCAGCCCAAAGCCACGAATGACATATTATTGCTAACGTCTGCACGAGCGATCGATACGTGGCCTTTATCCCATGCTTTGAGCACCAGTTCGCTGTTCGTCTTCTTGCCGCCATCGTTGCCATACGTGATCCCCAAAAGGCTGTTAACCGCCGTCGCCTCATCCGAGATAACGGCAAAGTTTCCCTGGCGGTTGTTAATCTTCGCCAGGCCTTCTGGTGTTGTATCGGAAACCGGGAAAGTTAGATCACATAATTTTTCAAGTTTCTCTTCCAGTTCGTCACGATCTTCGAAAAGTTGCACCATATCAGATTGCGACAACTCCCCTTTAAGCGCCTGCTTGTTGGCGGACAACTTCGCCATGATTTTCTTGCGCTCTTTCTTGCGCGACTCGTTAATGCGCTCGACTTCGGCGACGATCGGATCGATGGCCAGCGAGTTAATGGCAGACTTACCAGCGGAAGGCGGCTGCGACGTGATAACGTAAAGCGTTGTCGGTTGCTCGCTGCCGTGGTACTCGACCCAAAAGCGACCCATCATCGCGGCGGATACGGTTCCGAGAAAGTGCATGTAAGCGGATGATTCCGGGAACTGAACAGATCGGGCGGCATTGAGCGCCAGCTTGCCGACCACATCGTAATCATTTGCGATCGAGATTGTTGGGTATTTATCCGCGTTTACGTCGATATCTTTGGGCTTTGGCCAGAATGAAACGGAGTCGCGATACCCGTTCGCACGAATCGCAACACGCAGGGGACTGACTCCCTCCCTTTCTGCGATGGCAATAATATCTTGCGGTGACACGCGGTCATTTAAAAACATGCCCTTACTCCTGATTGGTTAATCGTTCGGCTAATCATAAGCCGTATTAAATCCGAGATCCAGTGATAATCTAAACGCACTTGCAAAATGTGCTTAGGTTATCGGGGCGCACGGCCCCGACCCCGTTACAGGTATTTAGCCTCGAACGTTGTTCCGTCCGATACGCTGAAGCCGACCTCCTCGCGGTACAGCGTCCAGCGGCATCCGTCACGGTCGAAGATGTAGCCAGCGACCGCGCCGAGCGCACGACCGCTTTCGACCTGGTAGCGCTTGCCTACGCTGAAGGATTTTTTCACCGGGTTTTTATGGTCAAGGCCGACGCATTTTAACGTTTTGGTTTTGAGTTCGATGAACGTTGCAACCACCGAGCCACCAGCGCCAGAAATAAACAACTCACCGCTAATGCCGACCGACAAAATAACGCGCTTCTTCTTCTGTTCGGCGCTGTTATATACCATCATTGACACGTTACCTTCATCGTCGACGCGAGCGGAATAAAGGTTGTTTTCGCTGATATTAACGGCGCGGCTTGACGTGCATTTAATTTTGATTGACTTCGCCATTTTATTTCCCTTCTCCAATCTCGATATACAGGTTTACCAAATCCAGAAAGTCAGCCTTGCTTTTGCAACCCAATTTAAAACCAACGTGCGACTCAATTTTATTTTGCATCGCGGTTAAGGTTGCGCCGCCGTTATTCATCCTGAGAACTTCGCGGCATACTTCAGCGAGTTTTTGAGATATCATTTCTTCACCACCTTTATTTCTATGTTCTCGCAAGCAATTTTAAGATCATTAATCAGGCGGTTAAGTCTTAAATCGGTCATTACATGATGATGGCGAACATCAATAATCCCTGCAACAACTAACAGCATGACGGCAAAGATAAAACCACCAGGCCCGGACATACACAAAATAGTTAACATCATCAAGATAATAAATTTCATTTCCGTTTACTCCGTTGCGTTTCGATGGGGTAATGCTACCCGACTTTCGCAGGGCAGTTTTAGCAATTCGTGCTATTCTCGATAATTCGCCTGGAACACGGCGCGGGCAAAACCTCGCGGAGTAATGGAGCGCAGCATTTTAGTCCTTTCTGACCTTCCGCCCAAAAACTTCCAGGCCCAAAAGAAATTCACGCCTTCTACTCCATCCGGCGGCGGGAGCCGTTTCGGTTCGACAAAACCGTTTCCGTGCCATATACACGTTTTCTTCGTGTAATTGTCACAGTGGGGCATTTTGGGATGCCACACAGGTTCATTCGGAGAAACATAGCCGCCGAAGTCTCGCGGGTGAAAATAGAAGTCAGGCTTGCGCCATAGTGTCGACAATTTTCCAACCGGGTTTTCGACCATCCAGGGGCAACCATACTCGTTGCCCAGGCGTTCGACCATCTTCGCATCATCTGCGGCTGATAGAACGTCATTATCTTGCCTTACGTGCTTGATTCCGCTATGCGCTAACAGCGTGCATGACGGGAAAGCGAAAATGAAGTCGGGATCTGGAACGCCGAGAATCGATCGCTTCACGTCAAAATCCTTGTCAATCCAAATGTTAACATACTGGATATTGGGGTGAACCATTCGAATGCTATATTCTCCGTGGTCGCCGGAGTCTGCATTGAAACAGTACACCTTGCATCCCTTGATAGCCCACGGCAGGCCCATGATGCCGGAGCCGTCGAACATGCAGTAAATAACCTTGTCTGTCATGCCGTCCACCATTTTTCAATAAACATGCAGTAAAGGTTGATTGTTGCAGTTACGCTATCAATCTGAGCGCGTTTTAACACGCCGCCAGGAACAGTACCAACAACATAACCGCCATTGACAGCCTTCGTGATCGTGATCTGCGAATAGCCGCATTCCCGATTCAGGCGCATAACTACAGAGCCGTTCTTCTCCAGCGCAGCAAGAATAAGGTTTGTTTTTGGTTTGTTCATTGTGTAACTCCTTCGCTTGTTGGTGTGGGGACAGTATGCCACTATCCCGCAATGTTGTTTTAGCAAAACGTGCTATGCCGGAACGCAGGTCGTGTAATCCTGGCTGATGTAGATCGTGCGCTGAACGCGAGGTTCTTTTTCGCCGAGTTCCTGGATGGTGACATCGTTACTTCCGACCCGGCACGGAACCGATCCGAAAATAAACTCGCCAGTCTGCTTGTCGTTGATTTGCCATACATTACCACCTTCCTTTTTGACAACCAGGAAAGGCGCGCTGTCTGCGCTGAACTCTTCCGGGCCACAACCGTAATAGTGCATGATCGCAGCTTCGGCAGCGTCGTGAAATTTGTTAGTCACGTCATTGGTCGCCTTGTCGCGGATGGCCCTGATACGCTCTTCAGGCGATCCGATGATGTAGGAAAAGCTGTTCGAAATGGTAACTGTTCGCATTATATTTTAACCTCGTTTCGTTGGATAAAGTCGGCGACGTAATGGCATTCGATCGGGTTCTCGATACCCGCCAGCACCTCGCAGCGACCGTTATTCAGAAGCTGGCAATGCTGGCACTCCGCGCCGCCAACGCTGGCAATGACAATGGCGATCCCGTTGCATGAACCGCCGAACATTCGATGAGGGAATGGGTAAGCATCGCAGGTGCAAACCACCTCCCCGGCTCGCCGTTTCCTCATACCTGGCCCTTCTCGATGCAGAAAACCCAATCACGAGCGTCAACCGCAAAGCGTGCAACGCCGTCGAGCACCACGAAGGCAGTAAACCCGTTGACTCCGCGCCCCTTCTCGATATCGGTTACGGTACGGAACAGATCGCTTGCGCCATATTGAATTTTATCCCCGACGACTACATCCGCAAATGCTTTCATGGTTAATCTCCTGACTGGTTTCGATGGGTTAACTATACCAGGCCTCGCGGCCCGGCGTTTAGCAATTCGTGCTTATTTGATGCCCTGTGCAATTCTATCCATTTTGCGGAACCAGATCGCCAGGTCTTCGAGCACCTCGAACAGGTCAGCCTTCTTGCTTTCCATGATCGCATCACAAATCAGGTTGATATCGCAAACCATGACGCCGAGATATTCACCGTAAGAACGCACGCCAGCAACATTGGAGGCCTTGCTATCACGGCGGCACTTCTTCGCCTTGTAAATCAGGCTCATGATGTTGGAGGTTTCTTTTGTAAGAATGTGGACGTTGCTCATGATGTTTCCCCTTCGGCTCAATTCGTTTCGTTGAAGTAATCATAGCAAAGTCGATCGGATGGCTTTTGACAAAAAATGCTATTCCTGCGATTGCTGATTATTCCGCCTATTTGGAATAGTGGAATAGTCCGTGATTGCACCTGATTACCTGGTGATTAGTTTTGACGAATCATGATTGCTTTTGATTGTTTCATTTTGTGCAATGACTTGGGGGGAGTGTTTCATGATGTGCAACGAATTGCATAAATGTATGCACCATGCACGCAATTTGCCAATCGAAGCCAGCAAAAGCGTCGAGTTGTGTTTCGCCAACATTTACGTCGTGTGGGAGTGTGGGGGAGGAATAATCTTACCTAAAAATTGCGCAAAAAATGACCAATATAAGCCTATAATAGATATATAAGTATATGATAAATAACAATATTATTATTATTACTCTTTATCTATATATATGTTTGGTAAGATTTCTCCGGGGAGGTTATGGATTCCTCTTGCGCAAGCCATAAATTTTTAGATGTTCCGCCGCGAAAAATGTAAATAGGTATATATAGGGGATGACAGCGAATCTTCCCAAACACGCCGAAACCCTTTGACA